GGACACCTTAAGCCAAGCATTGCAACGTGCTATCCCATTCTTGTGGGTGCGTAAGGGTACTGGTAGATATGTGGTCAAGCCTACTCCCCAGTATGAGGACTACAAGAAAGTTAAGAGTGAACCCTATGCGTGGCATTACTTTAAAGATGTAGAAGGATACGAACTATTTGATGGCTTACAGTTTGACCTCAATACCTATGAGCCTATCAATGCCAAGCCTTCACTCAAAGATACTGAGGTAGACCAAGAGAACAAACTGACATGGCTACGACAGTTGCGTAAGTTCAAGTCTGCTATCAAGGTACGTGCTCGTATGGGTGTACTAGAATCTTTGATACAACAAGTTGATAAAGAACGAGTAGGGGTTTCCCGATACGATTGGGAACAACCCGACTGGAACAGTGAAGCATGGCAAGATATGCTATACACTTCACTCAGAGATGGCGAATGTCCTACTGACCTACTCAAAGGTATCATCAAGTCGGTAAGCCGTGGCTATTATCAAACTGCTATCACTGTCAAAGAGGTAGTAGCAGAAGCAGACAGACTGTGTAGTACATACAGTCTTGACTTGCGCCGTAAGTTCGGTGTGTACAAGGAAACAATCCACCTTAAGGAGATGTGATGACTGATACCCTCAAACGTGATGGTGCTTACTCCCACTTCATTGGTAGCGTAGCTACTGAGAATGATGGTGGGTGGAGTAAAGAAGTATGGGATGCCGCATGGCATGAACAACAAAAAGAAATTGACCTATTACATGCACGGGTCAAACTGCTTGAAGAAGAATGTGCATGGCTTAACTCAGTAGGAAAAGGCAAATGAAAAAATCTAAATCAATGAAGGTGGCAGAGTACTTCTTGGCAAACCCAAGTGCAGTACCTAAAGTTGTTGGTGCTAAGTTCAAGGTAGCTATGCCATCGGTGTATGGCATACGCAAGCGGGTGCTTAGTGGGTCTATGCTAGGTCAAGTCAATGACCAAATCACTGATGCAGTTACGCAGTTCAAGCCAAGCAACAAGGCTGATAACTTACAGGTAGGTGGCGACCACTACAAGAACATGGGTGTACAACCTTGGAAGGCAATGGAATCATGGATGACACCCGAACAATTTGCAGGGTTCTTGCGTGGTAACGCAATCAAATATCTTGCACGTTGTGATGCTAAGGGTGGGATTGATGACATCAAGAAGGCACGTCACTACATCGACAAACTTGTTGAGGTAAGAGGTAACGATGATTGATGCCATTATCTTTGGCTTTCAGTTCATGCTGATGGGGATAGGGTTTTTGGTAGTTGCTTTCGTAATCTTCTGCCTTGTCCTTTACTACTTTGAAAGACGCTGATGCGTAAGCGCAGTAAGTACCGACCAAAGAAAGTGCTAGTTAATCCAGTGGGGTATGTGCTTGAGGGCATGACCCCAGTGGGTAAGCACGATAGCTTCTTGCTTGACCTAAAGATAAAGAACCATCTCTCGATGTCTAGTCTTACACAGGGCAAGGCTACTCGTGAGGACATGGACAAGCTAATCAGTATGTCGAACATCACTGAAGCCTTGTATCGCTTGGGGTTTGGTACTGACTACAAAGATGTATTGCGAGATGGAAGTACTGCGTTGCTCGACATTGCAAGGAGGGGGGCTGAGACCAACCGCTTTGTCCTATGGGGGGTTGAGATGAAGGCACTCAATACCCTGATGGAATTGCATGACGCACAGATGGAAGTCATCACCATCAAAGACATGGAGAGGGCAGTTGCCCTTGTAGAAAATGAGCGCAGACAAAAGCGCATGACTTCAATAATAGAAAGGAAGTGACAATGGACATCGTAACCATTGACTTTGAAACCTACTACGACAAGGACTACTCCCTGTCTAAGATGACCACCGAGCAGTATGTTCGTAGCAATTTGTTTGAGGTCATCGGGGTAGGCATCAAGGTCAACAACTACCCGACAGACTGGTACTCGGGGGACAACGTAGGTAAGTTCCTCAACAGTCTTGACTACACCGACAAGGCAATCCTTTGCCACAATACTGCGTTCGATGGGGCTATCCTGTCATGGCACTTTGGAATCAAACCAAAGTTGTGGCTCGACACTCTATCAATGGCAAGACCACTCCACCAAATGACTGTGGGGGGTTCACTCAAAGCACTGGCTACCTACTATGGGCTAGGTCAGAAGGGCGAGGAAGTTCTTAACGCATTAGGTAAAAGAAAATCTGCGTTCACACCTGACGAGATGGCACGGTACGGTGAGTACTGCAAGAACGATGTGGAGTTAACGTACAACTTGTTCAAGAAACTGAGCAAGGGTTTCCCAACCAGTGAGTTGATGGTCATTGACCAAACGCTACGCATGTACACCGAGCCTAGCATTGAACTTGACAGGGAACTCTTAGAGCAACATCTTGAGGAAGTCAAAACAAGGAAGCGCACCCTCATCACTGACATGGGACTCACTGGTATCAGTGACGAAGCAATCACCAAGACGTTGATGAGTAACCAAATCTTTGCGAAGTACCTCACCAACCTCGGGGTCGAGCCACCAACCAAGGTGAGCGCACGCACAGGCAAGGAAACATTTGCGTTCGGTAAGACTGACAAAGCGTTCATCGAACTTCTCGAACATCCTAATGAGAAGGTTCAGGTTGCGGTCGCCGCAAGGCTCGGCGTGAAGTCCACTCTAGAAGAAACTCGCACCGAGAATTTGATTGGTGTGTCCGAGCGCGGTCGCCTGCCAATCATGCTCAACTATTATGGTGCGCACACAGGCAGGTTCTCAGGTGGGGATAAGCTGAACTTGCAGAACTTACCCGCTCGTGGGAACAACACAATCCGACGGGCATTGAAAGCACCCAACGGACAAGTTCTTGTGGCATGTGATTCGTCACAGATTGAGGCCCGCATGGTAGCTTGGGTAGCAGAGCAACATGATTTGGTCGGTGCGTTTGCCGAAGGTCGTGATGTATATAGTGAGTTCGCATCTGAAGTCTATGGTCGCAAGGTCACGAAGGCTGACAAGATTGAACGGTTCGTAGGTAAGACCTGCATCTTGGGACTGGGCTACGGCATGGGTGCTGAGAAGTTTAGACGTACCCTAGAGATTGGGCAAGGCGGTATCAGTGTGAAGATTGAACTTGCCGAAGCAGAACGTATCGTTCGCTTGTACCGACAGAAGAACCACAAGATTGTTGCCCTATGGCAGAAGTGTGGAAGCGCACTGGGTGGTATCGTGTCACGACAGACAGGCTCAATCGCAAAGATGTTGACGTATGACGAGCAAGGCATACGGCTGCCGAACGGTTTGTACATTCGATACCCTGCGCTCCGTGCCAACGGAAGCAACTACGAGTACATCGGTGACGCACGAACATATCGTAAGGCGGTGACTGACAGGGTGATGAGTGGTCAGGTGTCCGACATCTCGTGGACAAAAATCTATGGGGGTAAGGTCACAGAGAACATCATCCAAGCGATGGCTCGTATCGTGGTGTCCGAACAGATGACTGCCATTGGTCGGCACTACCATGTGGCTTTCCAAGTACACGATGAAATTATCATCACAGCCCCGGCGACACATGCGACAGAGGCAGAGCAACATCTTGTCACGATTATGTCTACCGCACCTAGCTGGTGTGCCGACTTACCAGTGGCTTGTGAAGCAGGTCACGCAGAGAACTATGGAGATACCTGATGGTTGACATTACCAAATGCAAAGGATTTGGATGCCCTGTGCGTGGTGATTGCTTTAGATACACCGCCCCTACCAGTGACCGACAGTCATGGTTTGTAGTTGTCCCATTGGGGGATGACGAAAAGGGGTGCGACATGATGATTGATAACAAAAGGAATCGAAATGAACATAACAAACTTGACTGATGTAGTAGGGAATAAACGTAAAGAGGAAGTTGTTGCCATGTTGCAGTCAGCACTGGCACGGGTAGAGGAGGGGGGTGCGACTGATGTTCTTATCATGCTTAAGGCAGACGACATGTACACCCGCTACTCCACCAAAATGGAGAGCGTAACGGAAGTGATTGCCCAGTTGGAGATTCTGAAGTACGACATCTTGCGCCGTATGCACGAGTGATGTACACTGGACTTTCCAATTAAACAGAGAACCCCAAGGACACCCCGAGGGGCTACAACCTATGCGCCTTAGTCACTCCTACTCATCCATTAAGTTGTATGAGAACTGTCCGTACCGCTACTTCCGTCAGCGTGTTGTCAAAGATGTTGTTGACGCAGGTGGCGAAGCCAGTAAGTATGGTGAAAGAATCCATGAGTACCTCGAACATCGGCTCAAGTCCAACAACTTGTTGCCACAAGAGATTGCCCACTACGAACCCTTGTGTTCATCGGTCGAACGGATTGCCAAGGGGGGTGAACTTCACATCGAGAAGGAGCTAGTCCTCAGTGACAACCTTACACCAACAGGTTGGTGGGATGCTGACGCATGGATACGTTCTAAACTTGACATCCTTGTAATCAATGGGCACGATGCCAACGTGATGGATTGGAAGACAGGCAAGCGAAACGCTGACCAATTCCAAATGCAACTGTTCGCCGCCCAAGTATTTAAACACTTCCCCGAGGTACAGAGAGTTAAGACTTCACTGGTGTGGCTCAAGACTATGGAGATGGACACCGAGGTGTACAACCGCATCGACATCAACCCTATATGGGCTGAGATTATGAAGCGTATACAACGTATTCACACGAGCCTTGAGCATGACAACTGGCCTGCCAAACCATCAGGTCTATGCAGGTTCTGCCCTGCTCGACACGACTGTGATTCGGCTAGGGTTTAACCTAATAAAATAAAACTTGACAGCGATGTAAAGGAGACTACAATGAGTGCTATGACACCCGAAGGCAAGATAAAACGTAAGGTTGTCGAGGTACTGAAGACCCACCAAGTGTGGTACTTCTTCCCTGCCAACAATGGATTTGGTAAGGCAGGTATCCCCGACATCATTGCGATTGTGAAGGGTAAGTTTGTTGGGATTGAAGTCAAAGCTGATAGGACAAAGAAGCCTACGGTATTGCAAGTGCAGTGTGGTGAACAGATACAAAGCGCAGGTGGGTGGTGGTTCTTAGTCTATGACCAAGATTCCATTGCTTCATTGGAACAAGCGATAGAAGAAAAACTTTACAGGTGATGACATGTTGGTAGTGGAACAGGCAAGGACACTTGCTCTGAAATTGAACAACCCCAATCGGGTGCTTGATAGCATCCCGACTGCCAAGACTATTGAAGTCCGAGGCATACCCCTTGTGGTTGCTCCCCACAGGTTGGATGAAGTCAAGGTGCTAAACAACCTAGGCATCAAAGCACCATCCCCCATCCTACATTACTACGACTGGCCCGGTCAGTACACACCGTATGACCATCAGAAAGATACTGCTGCGTTCTTGACGCTCAACCAACGCGGACTCGTGCTGAATGAAATCGGTACAGGTAAGACGCAGAGTTCTTTGTGGGCGGCTGACTACCTCATCAAAGCCAAGCATGTAAGGAAGGTACTGATACTGTCGCCATTGTCCACACTGGAACGTGTATGGGGTGATGCAATCTTTACTGGTTTCCCACACCGCAAGTTCGTGGTGTTGCATGGCACGGCAGAGAAGCGCAAGAAGTTGTTGTCAAAGGATGTACAGTTCTACATCATCAACCATGACGGCTTCAACATCATTGCTCAGGATGCCATCGGCATGTTCGACTTGGTGATTGTCGATGAGGCGGCGGTGCTACGTAACCCATCGACACAACGGTTCAAGATATTCCGTAAGTGGATGGATGCTAACCCGTCAACACGTTTGTGGTTGATGACTGGCACACCTACACCGAACGACCCGACAGATGCGTGGGCACTAGCCAAGTTGGTGAACAGTCCACACTGCACCAAGACATTCACATCCTTCCGTGAGCAAGTGATGATGAAGATAGGGCAGTGGAAGTTTGTCCCTCGGCCTGAGTCGGTGGACATTGTGAAACATATTCTGCAACCTGCGGTACGGTACACACGAGACGAGTGCTTTGATTTACCTGACACGGTGATTCAAACCCGCCAAGTGGAACTGACTGCGGAACAGAAGAAGCATTACCAACAAATGCTCAGGCATTTTGTTACAGAGATGACCTCCGATGGAACTATCACGGCGGTTAATGAAGCAGTGAAGATTCAGAAGTTGGTTCAGATTGCCTGCGGTGTAGCCTATGGTGATGATGGACAGAACATTGAATTGGATTGTGCGCCCCGCATCAATCTTGTGAAGGAGGTAATAGAGGAAGCAGGGGAAAAGGTGATTGTGTTTGTACCGCTGACGGGTACTCTACACATGTTGGAGAAAGAGTTGAGCAAGCATTGGTCGGTTGGTGTTGTCAATGGTGAGGTGTCCTCATCCAAGCGCAATCAAATCTTCCATGACTTTCAACATGCTAAAGACCCACATGTTCTGATTGCTCATCCTGCGACGATGGCACACGGCTTAACGCTCACGAGTGCGTCAACAATCATCTGGTATGGCCCGATTACTAGCAACGAACAATATGTTCAGGCGAATGGTCGAGTCGAGCGTATCGGCAAGAAGCATGTATCGAACGTCATCCACATCGAGGCGACAGACCTTGAGTACAAGATGTACGAACGATTGAAGAACAAGCAGAAGTTGCAAGGCTTGCTTCTTGATTTAATTCAACAACAGACTAATAGGTGACACTATGACTGTAAACGTAGATGATGTAGTAGCGACCTACATGAAGTTAAGGTCGCAAAAGGAATCTATTGAAGCTGAGGTGAAAGACCGTGTGTCTACCATCAAAGCAAAGATGGAGAAGTTGGAAGCATGGATTAAGGAACAGGCTGACGTGCAAGGTGTGACATCGTTCAAGACCAAGCATGGCACTGCGTTCCTGACAACCACTGACTATGCCAACGTAGCTGACTGGGATGCCGTACTCGATTTCATTCGGACACAAGAAGCGTTCGACATGTTAGAGAAACGCATCAGCAAGATAGCTGTCCGTGGATATATTGAAGCGAACAAGGCAGTACCCCCCGGTGTTAACTACGGTACGAAACTGGAAATTAACATTCGCAAACCCGCAACCCGTGTTGATGATTAACCCGCTCACTAAAGGAGAATATCTATGAGCAACGCAATCACTCTTGCCAACGTGCAAGTTCCCGCCCACCTCGCTCAACGTGTAGGTGTCCCTTCTGTTTTGTCACAGTCCTTGAGTGGCGGTATCGGCGGTGGTGTTGAATCCACTGCACGTATCTCTATCAAAGGCAGTCGCTTCCGTATCGCTGAAGGTGGTACTGAGACTGTGCTTGACTCCACCACTTTGGATGTGGTCATCGTGGGTGCTAACCCTCGCTTGTCTAAGACTTGGTATGCCAAGGCGTGGACTCCTGAGAGCGAACCATCTAGCCCTGACTGTTTCTCTTTGGATGGTGTCGGCCCTGATGCACAAGCCACTGAACCACAAAACGATTTGTGTGCGTCTTGCCCACAGAACGCATGGGGTAGCAAGGTAACACCACAAGGCAAACAAATCAAAGCCTGCTCTGACCAAAAGCGTTTGGCAGTTGTGTCTGCTGATGACCCAACAGGCCCGATTTACCTGTTGCAAGTTACTCCTGCCGCATTGCAAGGCTTGGGTAAATACCAAAAGGAATTGTCTCTGCGTGGTATCCCTGCTGAGATTGTCCGTACTCGTGTATCGTTTGACACTGACGCATCGTTCCCGAAACTGAAGTTCGACTTCGGTGGTTTCTTGGATGCCGACACACAGCAAGAAGTTGACAGGCTGTTTGGCTCTGAGGAAGTGCGTCAAATCACAGGTGAGTTGCGTACGTCTGCGGCCCCAGCAGTGCCAAAGATTGCCGCACCACAACAAGTTGCACCGAAACCCGCTCCCGTGGCGGCTCAACCTGAACCTGCTCCTACCCCCGTGGCAGAAGAATCTGCCGCTCCGAAGCGTGGTTTTGGTGCTCCTAAAAAGGCGGCGACCCCTGCACCTGCACCGCAGGCTAAGGCTACTCCTGCCGCTACTGCGACTGCTCCATCTGCCGCATCACTGGCTGATGAGATTGCCGCTCTTGTTGGTGAGGTGAACGCAGATGACGCCTAACCCGCCCATTGACTTTACAAAGGTCGAGGCGTTGCGGAAGCACATGATGTTGACAACCAACGACATGGCTTCCCTGTTCGGAGTCAGTCGCATGACGTATTATGGTTGGGTGCGGGGCAAGGTTCTCCGCAAAGCCAACGATGAAACGGTAAGGACTGTGCTCAAGCAGTTGCTATCCATCATGGTCGAGGACAAATGGCCTACCCCTGATGTGATTGCAATGGAACAGAAGCAGAGGAAAGAACGTCTTGATGAATGTATGAAGCGTTTTAATTGAGGTACTGGGGGGCTAACCACCCCCCATTAACGGGGAACATATGGACACGCTGAGTTTTTTTCAGCGAGTACTACCAAGTGAAGGCTTGTATTGCATAGCTAGTTTTGAAGGGGACAACCCTGCACCAAGACATGGCTACTTTGATTCGGTAGAAAAACTCGCTCAGGTTGCACAGGCTCTCAATGACAGAGGGCAGAACACATACTACGCAATCTCCACGTTCACGGAGAAGCGCAGAAAGCAGGAGTTCGTTGAGCGCACGAAGGTGCTTGCCATTGACGTTGACTGCGGGATAGGTAAGAACGGCAAAGCCAAACCGTTCATTGACGCAAAGGCGGGAGCGCAGGCTCTTGTTGCTTTTGTTCAAGCAGTAGGGCTACCGATGCCGATGATTGTTTCGTCAGGCAACGGGCTACATGTTTACTGGATACTGGCTGATGCGATTGCGCCTGCACAGTGGAAGCCACTCGCCAACGCTTTGAAGGAAGCATGTGTGGCTAATGGGTTCACGCCTGACATTGGCGTGACTGGTGACAACGCTCGTATTCTTAGACCGATTGGGTGTGTCAATCCCAAAGGTGGTCGTACCGCTACGTTGATACGTGATGCGCAGGATGTGACGTACGCACAACTGTGGTCGGTACTTGAGAAGTTTGCAGGTAGCTCATCCTATGAGCCACCCGTAGGACAGACACGTACCAACTCGTTGCTAGATAACTTAGCAGTCAAGCATGAATACCAACCTGCCATTGCAGACAAGGTGGTCGCAGGTTGCCAACAGATTAAGTGGGCAGTAGAAAATCAGAACGATGTGCTTGAGCCAATGTGGTGGAAGGTCATGGGAGTCGCCGCTTTCTGTGCTGACCCCGAAGCTACCGCCGTTAAGTGGAGTGAGCAGTACTCAGGATTCAACGAACAAGAAGTTGTATCGAAGGTCATCAACTGGAAGAACGGAGCGACAGGCCCGACAACCTGCGAGAAGTTTAGTATCGAACGCCCTGACGGATGTAAAGGTTGTAAGTTCAAGGACAAGATTGGTAGCCCTGCAAGACTGGGCACACAGTTGGCTGAAGTGAAATCTATGGCGGCATTGGTTGACCCGATTGCCGCAGTTGTACCCGTACCCAAACCATTCAAGCGAACCACAGATGGTATGAAGATGGTGGTTGAGGAGACGGACATTGACGTATGCAAGTTCGACTTGTACCCAGTGGGATACGGCAGAGACGAAGGACTTGGATACGAGGTAGTACGGTTCATGTGGAATCGACCGCACGTTGGTTGGACTGAACTGGCACTACGGCAGGCGAACTTGGCACAGGGTAGTCGTGACTTCTCTACCGCTATTGCAGACCAAGGCATCCTTCTCTACAACAAGTCACAGACGGAAAATTTCCAAATGCTTCTACGTTCATACATGGAGGAATTGAAGCAACGCCGAGGACTCACGAACCTGTATTCATCAATGGGATGGAAGTCAGAGTACAACGAGTTCGTGGTTGGCAACACGCTTCTGCGCCGTGACTCCAGCGGTACTATCAATACAGAGACCATCAACCTTGCTCAAGGTATCGGCAGGATTTCTGAGGACATGTACGGTACAAAGGGTTCACTGCAAGAGTGGACTAACTTCACCCGTGTCCTTGAGACTGCTGACTTGAAACTCCACAAGTTCCTGATTGGCTTCTCGTTTGCAACACCACTGCTCAAGGTCAGTGGCTTGAAGGGTTTGATACTGTCCCTGTACGGGAAGACTGGTGGCGGTAAGACGCTCGGTCAGTACATGATGCAGTCAGTGTGGGGCAACCCCGACCAACTCCACTTCGGTGGCAAGTTTACACAGAACAGTTTGTTCTCACGCTTGTCCTTGCATGGCAACTTACCCATGACGGTGGATGAACTGACAATGCTTGACCGTGAGGAAGCAGGCGACCTAATCTACTGGACATCACAGGGTAGGGACAAGGCTCGTTTGAACCGCAGTGCAGAAGAACGTGCGACCAAAGAGTGGGCAACCACCATGACTGTATCGACCAACGAGTCGTTGCACAGTATGTTGTACGCAGGTGGTCACGCTACGGATGCCAAGCTCGCTCGACTGCTTGAGTTCAATGTCCACCCACACCCACTGTTCACATCAGGTAGCCAAGTGGGTCGTCAGATTCATGCGTTCTTGATGGGTAACTATGGTGCGGCAGGGCACGAGTTCATTCGGCGGCTGATGCCATTGGGTGTTGACGGTATCAAGGCTATGCTCGACCATGCCATCAATGAGTTCCCCAAGAAGTATGGTGTGAACTTCAGCGGTGACGAACGCTTTTGGGAAATAGGTGTGGTGCTTGCTGACTTGGGCAACCGCCTTGCCAAAGAGTACGGGCTTATCCAGTACGACTACGAAGACGCAACTGAGTGGGCACTGGGTGAACTGAAATCCATGAAGGTGTCTGCCGCTTCCAACCGCATGGATGCGTTCGATGCACTGGGCGAATTCATCAACGAACATATGGATGCGACCTTGACGGTCATGCACACCCCCGGTCAGAAGCCAATGCGGGATAACAACCGACCATATATTGCTGACATCATGGTGCGCTACGACCTGTACCGCAAGACGTACGATGGCAAGTTTGAAAGCGGCACTGTCCTCATCGAGCGAACCAAGTTGCGTAGGTGGCTCAGCAATCGTGGCTATGACTACAAGGCATTTGTCCAAGAGTTCGAGGTCGAGGGTATCGTTGCTACACCCAAGTCACAGAAGGCGTACTTCGGTAAAGATGTTGGTATTAAGATTCCACAATGTTATGTGGTCGGTATCAACCTCAATCACCCACGCTTAATGGGAATCTTGGATGACGCCGACCACTCCGTGTCTGACTTAACTCACGGACAACTCAAGGTTGTTTAGTCGGGGATGCCCGAAAGGGTTTCCTCGTCTACGCCGTAGATGCGTAGCAACTCCTTGGCTTCTGCCCTACCACCTTTCGATGACGACTTGAGGCTACGCAATGCGAGTGGCTTCTTGGCTTCACGGAAGGCTTGGTTCAATCCCTTGTCGAAGTTGCGAATCTCCAAGCGTGTACCCTTGGTGGATTCGTTCCAGTCTTTGATGTACTCTTTGACTTCCTTCTCAGCTTCAGCGTCACCCGACAAACGAGCGGCGACTGCCTGACGGGTAGCCTCAGTCTTAATCATGGACATGTAGGCTTGTTCCTGTGAGTCAGCCATCAACCAGTCCATCTGTGCCTGTGCACGGGATGGATACCAACCGAGAGCCTTACCAAGTATTTCCCAGCCAGTTGCGTTCTGCGCTACAACATATCCCTTGGTGTCAACAATCGCACCAGTGTCGTAGAACTTAAAGGCAGTACCCAAGTTCTTGATGGCAGTCGCAGGACTATCAGTCAGCAAAGCACCTAGACCCTTACGACCTGTGGCTACGGCAGGCAATGTGTTGAACGCATACTCAAACGTACCCACCAAGAAAGATGTTGGTGCACCTGCAATGTTAACCACCTCACGCAGAATCTCCTGCTTGGTAGCCGATGGCTTAAGCAGACCAGTGCCGGGGATGATGTCGCCAAGACCCAAACGGTTCGAGAATGAAAGACCAGTGAAGTGGTCAAGCAAACCACGCATCATGATTGGGTTAATCTCTGCTGCCAACTCATCACCGAATACGCTACGGGTCAGACGGGCGAACTCTTTTTCAATCGAGCCGACCTTCAAGCCAAGGCGTTGTGCGATGCCGTCAACAATGTCCAAGATGTCGTCAGAACCCGGTATGCCACGCACACCAGACAGCAAGAGCAACGACCCGAGCATGATGATGCGACCTTCGTAGTTCATGTTTTTCAACAACTGAACCATCAGGATTGGGTACTGCTTGTACATGTAGACGAACGACTGCAAACCACCACGGAAGAAAGCAGGGCGGTTGTACTGAGCGTAGTCACCTTGGGTAGCATCAACTGCACGAGAAGCTGCTTCACGAGCGGCAAGGTCAGCTTGGTTGTGGTCTAAGCCGGATGCACGTTGGCGGTCATACTCACCACGATAGGCTGCTAGGAGCGTTGTTCGACGGTTGAACTGCTCGGAGTAGCTGAACGGGAACATCCATACCTGAACAAATTTTTGCGCAATTGGGGTGCTAGTAATCTTACGACCACGGCTAGTACCAGTCAAAGCATTGAACTGTGCCGCATCAAGGCGTTGTTCCTCAGTCATGGTTTGGAGGAAGTTCAGTTCGGCAAACGTCAAGCCGTCTTTGTTCTTGTCCTTACCATTGTCTTGGAGTTCCTTAATCTGTGCCTTGATGTAGTCAAGGTTGGCATAGCGGAAGCTACCTGCTTTACGACCATAGTCGAACAACAATGTGGCGGCACGACCTGCACCCAGTCCGAGGCCAAAGCCATTCTTCGGATTGAAAGCTGAGAGGTACGCCCATGAGTTGGTCGGCAACGAAATCATCTGCGTCACACCAGTAGCGATAGAGCCACCGAGTTGGGCAAGAGCCGCCCATGTACGAGCCGCAACAGACCACTCGTTGTTTGTCCAAATGTCATCAGCGTGAACGATGTCACCTGTGGATTCTTTCCAGTCGAGCAAAGACTTGGCACGTTCTTTGTACCAGTTGCCACGCTCTACCCGCTTACCGTCAATAGTTTCAACGGCGTTGTCGTAGTAGAACTTCTCTTGGAAATACTCACGGGCTGCAATCTCTTTAGCCTCGCCAGTGCTGCCTTCCCACTTGACACGCAGTTCTTCCAAACGAGTTGGGTCACCTTGCCAGTTGTATGGGTTGTCCAGCACTTCGTCATACTGGTGACGGAATTCTTTGTTGGCTGCAACATAGGCTTGCTGCTCCAGATAAGCCGACGCACTCTTGACAACATCTTTATCCCAGCCTGCTACACCCGAACGCTTCAGGTTTGCACGAGCACGGGTGTTCTGTGATGTGAGTTTCTGAACCAAGGTCGTGCGTTGCTCAGGGGTAATGTTGATACCCAAGCGGCTGAGTGAGTACATCACTTCGTCATAGTGGAGGATGTCCACAAGGGCAGGAGTCTGCTCTGCTGCCGATACGATGGCTCGCAACTTAACTGTCTGCATATTGCCATCAGCGTCACGCATGTCGTGCTCGCCTACAAAGATGTTGTCCAGTTCTGACTGGAGTTCCATAGCATCTTTCTGATTACCAGCCTTGCCATAGAACAACGAGTCTTGCTGACCCTGACGCAACTTAACAGGAACATCCTGTCCGTTGACAGTCTTGTAGGCTTGGATACGAACTTGCCAATCACCTTCACGGATGAGAGGAACATATGAGCCAGCGATGGTTCGCTTGGCGTAGAACTGGTCGTCATTGATAGAGGCGGCAAACATCGCACGTTCTTCAACACGATGTACCAGTGCCCAAATCGAACTGCTGTTCACATCATCGAGGTCAGGGTCAACCTTGGTACGCAACTTCTTACGCATACCACGCACAAGCGTGTCAACCTCTGCGGCAGTGTAGCCTTCAATCATCGAAGTGATGTCGTTCAAAGCAAGGTCAGTGTAGAACGCACGACCGAACTTGTAGTTCAACCAATCGTCAGCATCTTCCTGTGCAGCTTCGCTCATCACAAAGCGGTTGTTCTTGTAGCCTGAATCCTTCAGACGCATACGGTCGTATTGCTCAACCACATCCTCAATGAACTTGGTTTCCTGTGCAGTCAACGACTGGTTAAACGCTACGCCAATACCAGTACTCACGGCTCGCTTCTGTTCATGGATAGCACCGAGGTACTTACCAATCAGCACGTCAGCGGCAGACTTGGAGATGGCGTCATGGAACTGCAAGTACACCTGATACTCAAGGCTCTTACCAGTGTAGGTCACAGTGCCGTCGTCGTTCTCAATTACAGTACCATCAACATCTTTGAACCAGTCAAGTGAGTCTGTCATACGAGGAGCTTCATAGGTCTTCTCGTTCATCTGCTTGGTATAAAAACGCTTGGTGCTCTCTACGTTGCTGGCGTACTTGTTCTCAAGACGTTTGATGCGCAGTCCAAACTCTAGCTTAGCTTCTTCGTTGGCAGCCCCAGCCAGTTTCTTTTGCAGACGGGCAAGCTCTTTGTCCTTACCTGCTTCCATGATGGCAAGTTCTCTGTCCCGCTGCGCACCCAGTTCCGCTTTGTACTCGGCAGTCATTGGGCGTTCTTCAGTGCCTTGTTGAATCTTAAAGCCGTTACGGAATTCCTCAGGGGTCATACGACCAACCTGCTTCAACTGGTTGTATCCTTCCACGTTTACCTTAGGCACAGGCTCAAGGTTGTCAGGGTCATAGAACACGATGTTGTCCATCTGTGCGACCTTGGTATCCGAGACTTGGTTCATCTTGAACAGCGTTGCATACGCCATCAGTTCACCAGCACGGACACTTTGCTCAGGCGTTAAGCCATCACCGAAACCAAGGAACTTAGCTTCGTGGGCAATCTTAGTTATCTCAGCATACTGAGTCTTGAGTTCAGTCTGACGAGCCGCTTGGTCTTGCAACAACCTAAAGATGTTGAAGTAACCCTTGGACTTACGAGCCATGTTGTCTTGCGTTTGGATACCATCAAGAATTTTCTGAGCTACGTTACCAATGTTTCTCCATGTACCAACACCCTGCTTACGCAGTTCAGCGGCTTTCTGAGAAGCCCCAACGATGTCTTGGATAGAGCGGGAAATACCACCGTAGATGGCAAAGTCACGGTTTGTAAAGTTCTGTGCGAAGTAGGCAGAGCCTTGAGCAGCAGACTGGGCAAAGCGCAACACCTCAATGTCAGACTGCTCAGTAGCCAGTGCCTCGTTGATTTCTTTGAACAGACCAGAGGTGTTTACTTCACTACGACCAACGCCTTGACGGATGTACTTGCGTGATAGACCGATGAGGTAGCGTGCTGCATCCTCGTTGAACGAGAAGCCTAGTTTGTTGAGTTGGTCTTTCAACCAGTTCCAAAAACGAAGGACTGTGTTATTGTCGATGGCAGCAGCACGGTCTGCCAACACCTCCTCGACTGCTTCGAGGAATGGGATTCCTTTACCGTTCGCATAGATGTTTGCCTCATGTGTGAGATGAGGGTCAGCATCTGCAACGAACCGCAGAATCTTGTCGAGTGCTTGGCTGCTGAACAAACCACGGAAGCCAACGTGACCAAGAGTCTCGTGAGCAATGATGAAGCGAGCATGTTCTTCAGAGTGGATGAGGTCTGCAAACAGAACCACGTTGTCACCCCAAGCCATACCTGCGGCATTAACCGCTTCGATGTCGCCATCCTTACGTGCCTTTGCTGCCGCTTCAAACAGGGCAGGGTTGCTACGCTTCATGTCTTGGATGTTGGCGAACACAGCCACTCGTGGTTTACGAGCGTACTTGGAGATGACACGGGCTGCGAACAAGCGCAGTGGGCCAGCCTTCATAGGAGTCAGAGGTTTACCATCCGAACGGAAGGCACGCCAGTCGTCATCACTGTTAGGCTTGCGGTCATAGAACGGGTCGAACTGAAGGTCATCCAGTGTCGTTTGGTCTTCGGTATCTTCTAGGTCACGCAACTCTTTGCGTGCAGACTCATGCTTGGATACGAAATCAGACTTGGTAGTCTTCTCCTCAGCCACAGTGTTGGGGATGAAGTAAGACGTACCAGCAGGTTGGGTCACCAACGGGTTTCCATCAGCGTCAAAGAAGTCCTTGATGCGCCCACGCTTACCAACTGCAAAGGTGTCGTCATCAATCTTGGCGTACAGTTTCTTGAGCTTGTCAACCAACTGCTTGCGGTTAGGCCACTGCGGATTGGAGTCAATGAAGTTGGCAAGACTTTCCTCAGCAGTAATCTCAGAGTTCGCACCAACGACCTCACCAACCACAGCTTCTTGCGTTGCCTTAGCACCGGGCACACGTACATTCGCCATGACGTTCACATCGTTGAGCAAGCCAGCATCAGCCAGCAAACCATACAGACGGGAATTTGGTTTGATGGCGTCTGCGTCCAACGCAACTTCACGTAAGGCGGCTACATAGTCACCCTTCGGTACACCACCTTCATCCGTCAAGAACTTTGTGGATGTCTTCAGTAGGTATGAGCGTTCTGTTCCATAGGCATAGGCAGACACAATATCAAACAGAGCCTCAGCATATTTGGCTGCGTTCTTAGTTGTTTCAGCAGTCTCAATAGCCAAGTCAAGTTCTTCATTAGCCTCTAAGGTTTCAGCCGAGGTTACTGGCGCACCACGTTTGGCAGGCTGACTTTCAACCACAGCGCCTTGCTCTGTTGCAGCCATAAGCTGACCAACCATTGCAGCCAAACCACTCGGGCCTTTCTGCAACTTCGCTGCTTTCGGTGCGGCTTCAGCTTTCGCCTCAGTCTTCTTCGGCTCTTTCTTCAGGGTCTTCTTACCACCCTTAGGAGGAGTAGGCTCAGTTGGCTCGGTAGGTTCAGTGGCTACTTTTTCTTTGGCTTTGAGGGCTTGACCTTTTGCGGGAGCTTTGCCCCCTTCGGTGTCTCCTTTGCGAACTTCGCTGCCACCTTTGGTTCGTTGGCGTACAGGTACTTCCGCTGGGCTTGGCTCTTGAACGGCATCTGCTTCTCCTTCTGGTTGAACAAAGTCACCATCATCGAACTGACCATCGAACACCGTGCCATCAGCATCTTCAAAGCGACCAGTGCCCTGAGGCTTACCGTTCTTGAACTGACCAGTGTAAGTGGATGTGTCGGAGTAAATCAAAGTACCCTGACCGTTAGGCTCGCCCTTCTTCAACTGCCCTGTATATACAGAGCCGTCTTCAAAGGTGATAGTGCCAGACTTTTCTTTCTTGAGTGCCGCACCCTTGGCTGCTTCAGAAGTAACCGCAGTAACAGGAGCACCTGTCGGAGCAATCTGGGTAGCGCCTTGCTGCACTGTTGGGACAACTTGTTGTCGTGTGCCTGCACTCTTGAGGGCGGCCACAGAAGGCTGACCTTGCTGCGTGAACATCGGAACTTGAGCACTGCGGCGCAAGTCTTGAACAGGCAACACGGGAGTGGTTGGTTCAGGAAGTTGTGTACCAACACCACGGCGTAGACCCTCGGCACGCGAAGGACGTGGAGCTTCTTTACGACTGAACAATTCCAACTGCTGGGGTGCACGCACGGGCAGCGGTTTCGTAGGAAGTTGTTGTTGTGTCTGTTGCTGCTGTGCCCGGGCCGCGTCCATCGCTTGTTGAGCAATGTCGAGTTGGCGCTGCGCTTCCGCTTGCACTTGCAACTTATTGAGGTCTGCCTCTCGCTGGGCAAGAGCAGCCGACTGAGCTTGTGCCTGAGCCTGACGACTCTGCGCCAGATTCATAGCCTGCTGCATAGCAGGGTTTAACACAGGGGCAGCTTGGTCAGTAAACCCAACACCGCTAGGAGCAGGAGGGGCAAACTGCAAAGCCAACTGGTTAGGGTCGGTGTATTGCTGCTGTGGGCCAACTTGAGCGGCTAGTTCTTCAGGAGTGACATCACGGAAGGACTGAGTGGTTACATCCCATACTCGTTGTGGTTGCACATTGCCCTGCATACTGCGAGCCTTGGCTTCTGCCACAGGGATACCACCGAGGTCAAGAACACCTTGTGCACCACCGAACTGGTTAGGCTGAACTTCACCTGTGTAGATGCGGTCACCCGGAGTTGAGCGGCGTACACCTTCAGCACCAGCCACAAAGTCAGGGCGTGCGCCCATACCACCAGCGGGGCTTGGGCCACCCATAGGAGCAATCTCACGAGAGTCGCTAGGTGTTGGGTCAGTAGTCTGCCCGGGGTTCAACAAGTTGGTAGGTTGTTTACCGATAGGGCCACGTCGTAGGTTCGCACCAGCACCAATCGTTCCACCGACACCAAAACCAGCAGCAAAGGATTCGATGAGTCGCTTCTGTACATCAGGGTCAGCAAAGTCTTGACCCGTCATACCAACGAGCAAGCTCTCTTGTCCTAGTTCAGTTACACCTTCAGATGTACCGCCAACGACTGCACCTTTTGCTCCTCGCTTGAGCAGTTCTGTACCACGTAAGCCTTGCGTCCCGAGGAAAGTCTTGCCTTGTATATCTTGTAAGTTCCGTGCGCCACCTCGTGCGGACAGACCGCCAGCACCAAACAAGCGGGAGGCGAGAATGAACTCAGGGACAGATTCGAGGACGGCATAGGGGACTGCGCCAGACAGAGCGGCAAGACGAGCATTGGTATCATCAGCACCAGAACCTTGTTCACGGAACTCACCATAGATGTCAGCCGCACCAGTGGCGTAGTTCTGACCCACACTTAAAATCGTTGCGCCAGCAATACCTGCGGCTTCACGTAGCAACTTAGTCTCAGTTGCGTCAAGAGCTTCACCTGCTGCACGTTTCTTCAGGGCAGCGAGTACAGATTGTTTGAAGGCAGTTTTACCTGCCAAGCCTGCGAGTGCACCACCTGCACCAGCCAACGGGCCACCTGCGGCAGTACCAGCAAAGAAACCAGCAGCCGCAGTACCTACGGACTCAAGGATGTTCGGGCCTTGTTGGGCAACCGTTGCAGCCAGCCACTCGATAGCACCCTTGGTGGAATCAATCTCAGTGAATTCACGACGGAACGGAAGGTTCTTACGCAGGTCTTCCATTTGGCGGTCAACGATAGCCTGACCAGTTTGTTCTGCACCAGCAAGCTGAAGCCCACGACCAGCGAGCAACTGCAACTGGTCAACACCAATACCGAAGTTCTTGGACATAAGGCGACCAAGACCGGGGTTGCGGATTGTGTTGGCAATCTGACCATATGCCTGAGGCGTAAGCGTTACCCAGTCACCACCTTGTGGCATACCCACCGAAGGGCGGTCAAGCAACTGCTCCGCACGCAGAGTCATATCGGAGTCATCCTCGTCAAAGGTGACACCTTGTACAAACAACTTCTTCTGTGATGGGCTGTACGCAATAGCAGGAGGACGCTTGACCTGCGGCAGTTCAAACTGCGTTAACCGCTGTGCAGTCTGACCCATCGTTGCGATGTCGGCAAGACCCTTCTGAAGCGCATCTGCCCCCGTAGAGGAGGCAGGATTCAGGAAGGTATACGGACTCATCTGACTGGCAACTGAGCCACCAGAGTCAGAGTAAAGAGGATTTTCAAATGACTGCGGGGCTTTAGTCGCCATAATTCACCTTACCTACCTTGTTGTTGAGGAGCGTTCACCGCACTCCAAATGCTCCTATCAACACCAGACACTCGTTGAGCGTTTACGCCAAGGTCTACTGTAGCACCGTTGATGGTCGCTGTCTTGTTTTGTGTATCAACCACAAAGATGTCACCAACGCCGTTGCTGTAAATTACTTTGCCGTCACCTGAGTTAGTGCCGATTGCCTTAAAGCCAGACAACTCAAGTTTTTTCTCAGCCAGTTTGACGTTACCCTTGATGAGTTCAAGTTGAATTTCACGAGCAGTTTGTAGCGTTTGGTTAGAAACAGCCTTGTTGGTTTCTTCCCGAATACGCAAGTTGGATTTGAATTCTTCTGTACCACGCTCGACTTGCAGACTGGCAAGCTGTCGGCGATATTCAGAATCCACTTGGGTTCGGACAAGTTGTTCAACTTGCGAGCCTTCGAGTGCAGCCTTAGCAACTTTACCATTGACATACAAGTCGAACTTGCCATCAGGGCGTTGCAGAACTTGATGTGGTGCACCAGTAAAGGTGGACAGCACAGACATAGCACGGCTGAAGTTGCCAGTAGTAGCACCCTCATACACACCGATGTCAGCTTGGTTCTTATACATACCAAGGTCAATGGCCTGAATCTTAGACACCGCCTCCCATGCTTTGTCGCCCATACCGTACTGGTTGAACAACGCCACTTGCTTTTGCAATGCAGCACGAGTCGTCAGAAGCTGTTGAATCTGCGGGTTGCGGGCACTTGCGTCAAGCTGAGCAGGGCCGTACATCGTGCCATCTTTAGAAGGCTGGACTGGTACAGCATTAGACGCAGCAGTTGCAACTTCAGTAGCAGTACCAGTGGCTACCGCTTGGGGAACTGTCTTAACTGGCGCAGCGGTTGTCGGAGCTTGATTACCGCCCATAAAGGACAGAACCCTAGGGATGTAGTTGCGTGTTTCCGCAGGCATCTTATCCATGCCTTGACGTTGCACGTTACCAATACCCCAGTTGTATGCAGCCAAAGCAGTCTGCAAATCACCGTTGGATGACCTCAGCAAATCACGCAGCAAACGTGCCGCACCATCTGCTTCAGAGTTCAGGTCGTTGACTTTGACTTTGTACTGCTTCGCAGTATCAGGCATGAACTGGAAGTAGCCTTGTGCACCAGCACGAGATGTTTGGTTAGGAATACCACGGGACTCAGCCATCATCACAGCGTTGAGCAAACCAGTGGGGAGATTGTATTTTTCCTCTAACTTCTGGAAGGTCTGCGGTGCAGCTTTGATGTCTGCTTCGTACTTTTGTTGGGCAGCCCGTGTACGGGTAGCTTCGCCAGTTCTCAAACGCTCAAGCAGTTGCGCTTCATTAACGGGTTGATTGGCTGCCTCAGCCTGACGAACCATGTCGTAGTAAGGCGTAGCAGAACCAGTGCCCACTTTTGGTACTTCAACACGAGTGACATCAGAGTCATAAATGCCAAGAGCACGACCGATACGTGGGACACCGAGAGCGTTACCAGCCCAAGTCAAACCACCAGCAATAGCGTTGTATGGGCCACCAGCAATTACGTCAGCCGCAGCCGCAGGAGCTTTGCCTAGTTGTGTGCGGTCAAGCGCAGCTTGTCGGTCACGGTTTAAATTCTGCAAGCGTTGCAGTCTTGCTTGTGGAGATAGAGCTTGGAACTCAGCAGCAGTCAACTGCTCGGTCGGTACGTTAGCCAACTGGTCAACACTACGTGGCGCAGCCGCAGGAAGTTGTGATACAGCAAGAGCAGCAGGTGGTCTAACCGCACTAGGTACGGCATTGGAGGGTTGTGTTACAGGTCGTGTAGGAGCAGCAGCTACAGGCGCTGCGTTAGCGGCAGCGGGAGCGGAAGCGGGAGCGGAAGCGGGAGCGGCATTGGGGTTACCAATGACAGTGCCCGGGGATTGCACAAACTCTGGCATAGCAACATTGGCTGCGTCAACCGCACCTTCGCCCATACGCGCACGAATCTCCATCAAGCGATTCGCTTCTTGTACTTGCATCAAAGTCTGGCGTTGCTGGAGCATTGCGTCTTCAGCTTGCCGCTGACGATTCGCAACAATTCCAGCCCCGCTGACCAGTTGTCCGAAATTTAGAGCCATGATGCTCTCCTTAACCGCGACCGATGTTTAAAGTCAAACCAGTACTAGATGCTTTTTCTCCACCCGTGAATGTCCCGAATAGGTCACCGATGTCACCAGCAGCCTGACGACGACGGCGGTCTGCCGCATCGTACAAACCACCAACGTAAGAGCCGTACTGCAACGAAGAAGCATTGCCCGAAGTAGGTAATACGCTAAGGCCAGCACTCTGAGTACGAAGTCTGTTTTGCTGTGCAGCATCTGCACCTTGGAGGTAAGCAGTCTGACCACCAGTCGAAATACCCAAGTCAAAGCGGCGTTCTTCAGCACGGCGCAAGCCAGCACGCTGGTTACCAAACTTGCCAAGGGCTTCGCGTTTCGCACGAGAGCCAGCAGTCTGAACAGCACGTTGGCTTTGCATACCGAAGTAGGCCGGGTCAAAGTACTTAGACTCACCAATCATGTTCTGAGCTTCTTCTAAACGCTGGTTAAACAACTCTTGATTAGTCTCACGCAACTGACGAAGTTCAGCCGTTTGCTGTTGGAGCAGAGCTTTTTCTTCATCAGACAAGCCATCACCAGCAATCGTAGAGCCAGCAATCTGGCCAGCAGCACGGAGGAACAAGTCTGCTTGGTTACGCGGGTCAGTAAATTTCTGTTTAAGAGCCTCACTAAATGTCGTAGGAGCGGCAGCAGTAGCACCACCTGCCGCAGTAGCACCGCCAGCAGGAGCGGCGATAGTTTGTGCAGGGGTAGTTCCTTTTGCAGCTACGTTGACCATCTGACCTGACCGCACAGCAGCGTTAGCAGCAGCTTGCTCCATTGCAGGAGTAGCTTGCAAACCAGCTTGTGCGTAAACAGGGCCACCGCCAGCAATAGCATTAGTCGGGTCATAGTAGACACCGCCGCCAGCACCAAATGCAGCAGCGTTACCGCCAATTGCACCGGGGGTGTTAACAGCCAATGTGCCGGACGCATTGATTGCATCGGCAAGACCCTGAGTACTGACAGAACCAGCACTTAACTGACTAGCTAGTGCACTGTCAACAGTACCGCCGTAAGCAATGTTTTGGGCAGCAATTTTACTTCCAGTTGTGGGGTCAATAAACGCCCCGACTTCAGGAGACCAGTAGCCAGTACCAGAACCCACGTTAGTTACAACAGCGTTTGCCGTTGGGGTTGTTGGTAGAGCAGGAGTGCCTGCGGCAGTAAGGCTAGTAGCGCCAGTACCAACGTTCTGTCCTTGGGCTGTGATACTGCCAGCTTGTGAATAACCACCGATACCACCACCGATTGCACCAAACAGTGCGCCACGGCCCACGTCTTGCCCTGTAACCTTAGCAGACACAGCACCTAGACCAGCACCCACAATCGCAGAGCCAATCACAGCACCAGTCGTAGTACTCAGAGCCGCAGTAACAAACGGCATCGAAGCAGCAATCGCTGTACTAGAAGCAATCGCACCGACAATCGCAGGTGCAGCAAATGGAATCGCAACAGCGGCAACAAGGCCGACCACCGCTTTTAGACCACCGCCACCGCCACCTTGTGGGCGAATACCCATAGCTTGGACAAGTGCCTTACGTTGCATCGGAGGCAGGTCGCCACCAAAAGCCGCTTCGGGCAGTTCAGGAATACCCATAGCCAGCATCTGTTTGCTGGTTGGCATACGGACAAATTTAGTTGCGTTCATTTCATAGCCTCCGTCAATTCAAGTCGCATGTGTGTATACACAGGCTTAAAACCATAACGAGAAATTACCCGCTCCATTGCTGGGGAAACCCATCCCTCAATAGCACGGACACTGTTCATATAAGCCCAACCACAAAGCATCTTCCAATACTTATCGTGTAGGGCGTCCAAGTCATTCCCACCCAGCGCAACGATGTTCATTGCAGCCAACTTAGGGTAAGGAATAATTTCGATTGCGAGCGCCAGCTTCACACTCTTAGTAATTGTTTTATCAGATTTCACGACAAAGATATACATCTTGCCTTGAAGTGCAGCGTTGTAAATGTCCTCGACGGACATCTCGCCGTGCATGGCGCGTTTGATGCAACGCTCCAACAGGGGCTTAGTCGAAGGCCAATACGCGTCGAAGTGCTCCTTCGTAGACAGGAGCAAAGGCTCGAAGTCATCTAACGGTATTGGGTCGTACCCTGCTGGAAGTGTGCTCATGCGCTTTGATATTTCTTGAGGAGTGAGTCGAAGAAGTCTTTACCCTTAGCCTGAACAATCTTAGCCGGAATAACGTACTCGCCTGCGGATACACGGATTGGGATGCTGTCGCTAGTACCAGTACCGGGGCCAACAACTTTGCCGCCAGCAGCAGCATGGTCACCCATCGACACATAACCACCGTTTGCCATACTCATCACTGGCTGCTCAGGCATACCAGTTTGCGTACCCATACCGCCCATGCCACCTGCACCGCCTGTCTGTTGTTGCGCAACACGAACGGCTAAGAGTAGAACGAACACAAGACCTTGGTCATATGTAGGGGACAAATCTTCTTCGGTCGCCATACCCTGTTGGATAGCAAACTGACGTACATACTGGTACATCTCAGGATTCTGAAGGGCAGTCATAGCCAACTGACCTGCCATGTTCAGTTCTTCAGGAGTAATTTCACCTGACTGGAATCCAGCCATGATGCCGTTTGCGATTTGCTGAACCTGCTGCGGGTTCTTACGCATAAATTCTTGAAGCTGCATCTCCAACATCTGAGGAGACATTGATTGTTGTTGACCACCTTGCATACCAGCAGGACGCACAGGCATACCATTTTGTCCGACCATACCGCCCTCCGCGTATGTAGGTTGTAGACGGAAGTCCAACGCAGGAGCATTGGGGTTAGAAGCAACTGTACCAGTCTGTGCCAGTTGTTGCGTTTGTTGCATTACCGCAGGCTCGTTAACAGCTATCTGCGGGCTACCTGAACCAAGCAAACCTTGCAACGATGCAGGGAGGTCAAGTGAGGTAGTAGACGCAGGAAGGTCAGCAGGCATTGCCGCTGAAGGCGTCATAACCGGAGCAGGCACGTTTGACAGGTTTACTGACGCTGGCCCCTGAGGGGTAGGCTGCGCCGCTTGTGGCAACGAGGCCGGAGCCTTCGGTTGCATATTCAAAATAGACAGTACTGGGTTCGGTGCAGCCATGATTTATCCTTTCAATTGGGCGATGAGCGCATTAACGGTATTCCGTAAGTTCGCCACATCATTTGCAAGAAGTTGAACATCGTTAAGTAACTTTCCGTAGTCGTCCAAATCCGGCACGTTTTGCCCGCTAATAGTATACCCCTTACCCGTCGCAGAGACACGAGAAAATGTTGGGTTGGGTGCGGTGTTTACACGGAGTTGGCTTCGAGTGACTGCCTTACTAGCCAAGTCAGCCTCGCCTCGGATACCTGCTAGGAGTTCCACGTTTTCTTTCATGGCACGCAGAATCTGCCCTTGCCACTCAGTGACGTTACCAGTAGGTATAGAAGGTATGGCTGTGAATCGGCTCATTATGCTGTCCTCAATCCAAATGGGGTTTCGCCAATGTGGATGGCTCGGACTCGCGCAGAACCAGACACGCCCACCTCAAAGGTATCAGAGCGGTATCCTGACGGCAGACGGAACACATCATCTGTAGATACTGTGGCTTGGAAGGCAAGCTGCTTATCCACCCACAGGCGGAAGGTAATTGGCAATGTACCTTCAATAGTTTTAAACGTACGTGTCAAGTTGTCACCATTGATGACCACAGAATTAAGCGTGCCAAAATTGGTGATGCGGTTGCCCTGACTATCAATACGGTCATATGGGCCGTTCATATCGCCAAGACCTTTCAAGCACTCAATCGTGGCAGAACCGTCAGATGTAGTACCAACATCTCCGCCCACATCAGCGTAGGTGAATGTTGTGTCATTGATGACGGTTACAACCGAGTCATTGGTATTAAACGTAGCCCCGACTGGGGTTACAAATCCGGTCACACTCACACGGCAACCTGTTTGTAGTTGGTGAGCAGCGGCTGTTACAACCGTCGCTACGTTCGATGTGCGAGCGTATGACACCGAGATAGATGTATGGTTGTAGTCGTTCCAAATCCCGAGGTTAAACGCAGGCACGCCAGCGTTGTACGCAGCAATCGCTTCTGCTTCAGCGTCAGGCGTAGCGTAGTCAGCAATAATGCGAGCCGCACCAAGGTTCATGTAGTCCTTGGTCACAATGGTTTTAGATTTCCACTCTGCCGCTGATAGAGGTTGGGTTACCTTGTCCCACTCGTAGATATTGCCGAGGTTGTCAGCAATATAGTAAAGGGCGTTCCCTTGGGGGTCGTACCACGCAGCAGTAAATTTGTAGTTGATTTGCACAAAGAAGCCGCCGATACGGTCGTCACGCTCGAAGATGAACGAGGCTGTACCGTCAGAGCCAAAGTACTTACCGTTGTAGAAACGACCCGTCACATTGGGTAAGTCAACTGCTTCAGGCCAAGTGTCCCAGTCGTGCACGAACTTCGTAATTAAGTCCATACCACCCGATGGGTTGTACACAGCCAGTCCACCAAACGTCACGTACGCTACGCCATAACCCATGTTCACAATAGAACGCTTTGACAAGCAGGGGTAGAGTGTGTCGATACGTGCATACGCCATCGTCGCAGGACTGTTACCTGAGACTTGGTATGGGTACTCGTCTGTCATGACGAGGATGTATCCGCCTACGGAAGCGACACCTACAATGTCGTATTCAAACGTCAGCGCGTATTTGGCAGGCCAAGCATGTGGAACATTTGGCTCGGAAAAGAATAACTGATTGCCATCAAAACCAACCAGAATGTTATTCTGTGCTGCGATAAGACCTTTAAGATTTTCAGGAGGTGGGTCATATTCGGCTGTCCCCAGTGAGTCAAACAAACTCCGAGAGTCAAAGTCATCGGTGAAGGTGTAACTACCATCGCCCCAGTAACGAGCAGGCTTATCCAAAGTCTCAGCAACATCGTGGTACACCGTGCCAGCAGTCTCAGCTTTGTCAGCTACGTTACCTGCTGTCTGGGCGTATGTGAACGTGTAGTCGTCGATAATGTCAAGTACGACACCACCTGTAATGTTGAACGATGAATCAGTACAACCGCTAAGTTTGAAACGGTCGTCAATAGCCAGATTGTGGTGGTTGTTCAAACGTACCCGCGACACATTGCCTGTACGGCTAACGCGAGATGTACCCGTTGGAAACCACAAGGTGGCAAGGCGGAAGTACTCTGTACCCGCAGACGAAGCAAGCGTACGATACAAGCGCACACCACGCACAAAGTTACTGCCAGTAGGTTTAGCAGTCGGCAAATTGCTGACTGTGACTAGCTGACCTTCTTTGATGTACAAGTTGTCAGATGGTTCGGAGGCAATAGATTCTTCTTCCCACGGTGTATACCATGTATATACATAGTTCCGAGGGACTGTGTTACCAGCCAATGAGATGCGCCCACTGGTATCACCTGTAGTGCTTACTTGCTCGCCGGGACTGAAATACGTGAAGGTCGTGTCGTTAACTACGGTCACTTCAGCGTTGGTCGCATTGAATGTAGCAACAGAAGAAGTTGCCGCAGGGAAACCGCTGATGGTGATAATCATACCCGTGCGCATACCATGCGCAGCCGAGGTCACCACCGTGGCATAGTTACCAGCATCACGAGCACGATTGACAGATTCTTTCTGAGAAAACGATGTAGCTGTTGTAGTCAGCACCGTCTCAGGAAGTTGCAGACCTAGGTCGTACGAGTTGTTTGGGTAAGGCACACCAGTCTGGGTAGCCAACTCATAGTTGCTGACCTTAGGTACGCCATCGCCCGTATAGTAGAAACGTTGCTCTCGGTCTTCTGAAGCAGAGGCGGTAATGATGTCAACGTCAGTTGCCCAAGTCAACCAAACCAATGCTCCAGTGTCAGGGTTACGTAAAGCGTGCAGAGTTTTAATTTCACCAACACGGTCTACGTTACCAGCAAGGAATGGCAGACGATATGGAATCAAATCGCCAGAGTACAGCTTGACGTTAAACGCAATCTGAGCAGCGGCGTCAGGCAACAACTCCGAAGCAATCTTCGGAGCTTCACCTAAAAATTTGACTATCTTTACGGCTGCCATAGTAAACCCTTATGCTTGGAGACCCGGCAAATACACAGTCTTGCCGTTCTCTTTAACGGCGGTCAAGGATTGCTTCTTCAAGTTGTTTGGTACGTACGACACATGCACCCAGCCGGAGTCAGGAACACCACGGGTGTAGAACTCCAGAATGACTTGGGTAAACGCTAGGTTGTTCTGAATCCACTCAGCCAACTCATGATTAGGTACACCAGCAATCTCGATGTCGGCAGCCTGCCCCATGCAGTGGTCAGAAGTCTTTGAGCCACCAACGGCAGCATTGACTTCAGGCGCACGGTAGCCGGAGCTAACCTTGACGCTCTTGCCGTAGTGGTCACGAATTGGTTGCAACACCTTCTCGCAGAGCACCTTGAGGTTCGCAGTGACCTCAGGCGTAGGCTCGTTGTTTAAACCCTGACGCAGAGCAGTCTCGCTTTTGGTCAACTCGTTAAGTGTGAAGTTAGCGGAGAGGTTCATTTCTTATCCTTTAGACGACTGCCCATAGATGAGCCGAGCAAAAAACTAAACATGGAGGCAACCATCGTGCCGAGCAAGAATCCAAGAATGGTATCTGCAAAACGCTCGTTACCTTCAGGGATGTCCATGAACACGATAGACGGGATGAAAATCATCGAGAAGATAGACCAGCAGGTGATGAAGTAGTACACATAGCGGCGTACAAACGGGTCATCAGACTGGATGGCTGCAATCTGCATGGCTCGTGCATCAGCACGGTCAGCAGCTTCTGCCTTGAACTGCTCAAGGTCAATCTGTGCCAGTTTGGCAGCAGCCTCTGGGTCATCTTGCATTGCTTGAGTAACAGCCTCAACCGTATCTGCAACACCCAGCTTCTCGGCAATCGCCTTGACAGCCATACCACCCATCGGGCCAGCAACAACCGTAGCAAGTGCTGGTGCTGCTGACTTCAAAATTCCTAGTAGTGCTTCCATTTAAAACCCCCACAACATAAAGTACCCGTTGACAAATGATAGTGCCCCTAGCGAGCCTACCGCAATAGACGCCCAGTAAAGCGGCATAGCAATCGCCAAAATCGCAGCAGTCGATAGCACGATACCAATTTGCAGCAGGCTACCTGCATAAGTAAACCACGGGCTACGAGCTTTGGCTACATTTCTTTCAGCCTCAAGAGCCTTGGCTTTATCAGCCAACTCTTTCTTATCAGCTTCCATACGCTTGGCATCGTCCTTCTTACCTGCGGTTTCATAGATGACACCACGGATATTCTTGGCTTGATACCAAGCCCACACGTTGTTAGCTTCAATGGTATTGGTCAAAACTTTACCTGAGTTAGACCCAGCAATCAGCGTATTGATAGCTAACAAGGCAGCAAAGATAGAGATGCTGATTGCCGCCAGTGCTTTGATTTCCTTTTCCGTCTTCATTACTGCCCCAGTCGGTTGGTTGTTGCACGCTTCAAGGTGTTCATCTCAGAGCGTAAAGTACTGGACGTTACATCCAGTTCAGTCTTCTGAGCAGCCAAGCCAGCACGTAGTTCTTTCTGGGTGGACTCCGACATTATCTTGGCTTCGCGGGCGTTGATAGTTGCGTCAGACGCACGGTCTTGTAGCTTTCCAAGAGAGTCGCGCATCTCTGCTTGACGGGTATCAAGTACCCCTATCTTGTCAGATAGCTTATCTTCGAGGGCGTCGATTCTTGCCAACAGCTTAGCCTCAACGGACTCTGCTTTACTCTTAGCGGACGAGGCGTTAGTAGCCACGGTGCTAAAGTCGTTGTACATCGCAATGATTTCATTGGCCTTGGTGATGGTAATGTAACCACCCGAGGCGATTGCTGGGAGTACCGTGACAACGATACCAGCCAGCATGGTGTTTTGTTTTGCCCAATCAAGCAGTTTCTGTAGCTTACCAGTCGCTGCTTCTATTTTTTGTAAGTCGCTCATGTTTATTGCTCCAACTCGATTGCATCTCTAGCCATCTTGTTAAACATTCCTGATTGGTCTGGAAGATGGCCGCTCAGTAGTTCCATAAGAAACTGGTGGTTTTGCCGTAGTTCAGGTGGCAAGTCCGCACCTATGTTTAATGTTGGAAAAACATTAGGTTGTATTATGCCGGGTTTCACAAAAAATTCCAATGTCATAACAGGACTCAGCCCCCCGATACTAAGAGCAGGTCTACCCGCATTTTTAGGAGTCTCCTTTACACCACCCGTCGCAGACGTCTGAGGAGCAGAGCTTCCCGCTGTCGGGGCAGCGGAAGTTGCCGTGCTGGTTTGGCTCTGGGGTGCGGACTCTGTTGTCGAGGTCGTTGCCAATACTTGGCCCGGAGGCAAAGCCGCACCTACATCCTGCGGGGTTTGCATCTGTTGAGGTGCAGACACACTCGACATTGGCGTGATGACTGCCGTCGCAGTCGGACTTATTACGCTGGCTGGGTTCAATGGACTGACTGGGGATACTGGAGAAGCGACGTTTGTTGGGTTGGTAACGCTCTTGACGCAAGTGTTGGCTGTTGTCGTCCACGGGGCTATGACGGGTTGCCCATAAGGATTTGGACATGCTGACGTTTGAATCTGCGTGATACTGCCCGTATAACCTGTCGGACATTGGAGCGTCTGAGAGTTCGTAGTTACTTGGCATGTCGGCGGGTTCGGCGTGCAGGTGTCTGCGTAGAGTTGCCACCCGTAGTTGGTGACTTGCCCGTCTGTGCAGGTTTTGACTTCTTGCTTGTACTTTTTGACCCCGCTGTAGTTTGGGGGGCAGCTTTCGGTTTTTTCCGCGAACGTGGTTGTGCAGGTGGGCGGGGGAGGGGGTGGAGGTGTGTATCCTCCTCCACAGAAGGCTTGTTGCCAGCTTGGGCTATAGGCTCCGGGCTGACAGGCCCAGCAGTCGGCGTTGGCTGTACAGGTGTTACCTCCATAGATGGAGTTGGGCTGCCAAGGAGTCGTGCAATAGCAAGCCTGAGCCAGCGCATCACTTGGCCTCAGCAGGCTTAGTGGTAGCAGCAGTAAGAGGAGGAACTTTGCCATAGAGTTTTTCAAACTTCTTAGGGTGTCGTTTTATCCACTCATCCCTAGCAGCATCACCTATTAAGCCATCAATCGGACATGGAGTACCTGACATCATCATGGCATCCCACACTCTGTCGTCTGCACATAAAACACCTACGGCTGACACTTTTAGGCCAAGGTCGTTCAGAGTCTTGGCAATCTTGATACGCTCACAGTTTGCGTCGGTGTACACCGTACCACCAGAAAAACCAATCACCGTAGAGCTAACTGCCCCTGAGACTGGGATACCACAAACATCTTGTGAGAAGGCTGACATACTCGGGGCCATCGCAGTAGGTACTGGCTGCCCCTTGTAGTTCATATTCATGTTGGTATCTTGTGAGTTCGCATTAAGTATGAGTAACCCGACGGCAACACCCAGCGAGAGAATCAGCAGATTACGAACCCACGTGCGCATGATTACTTACCTTTCTTCATGCACTTACCCATTGCCTTGCACTTAGCAGGGCTTGGGCAACCAGCACACGGTTTGAAAGTCATGCCGCCCTTAGCGTAGCCCATAGGCTTGCCAGCAGCTTTCTTTGCAACAGGCTTCTTGTTCATCATTCCGGGCATGTTCATACTCCTCTAAAAATAATAGCCACAAGGATACCCGCCATGCCGACTATCAGAGCACCTGCGGTTTTAACCATCAACGACTCCAAGCGGTCTACCCGTTGGATAAATGTTTGGTAGCGTTCAGCACAGACAGCCTCATGGGAGGTAAGTTGTACTTCAAGTTCATGCGACGTTGCCACTCTCGGCCTCCTTAACAGCTTGTGTCTGGTCAATTACCGCAGGGAAATCAGACTCCTCCGGTAGCTCAGGTTCAACTACATAGACGCAGCCCTCAGGCACAGTTTCACATCTCGCAAGCGAGCCGTTCGGAAACATAACGAGAGGGAGTCTGCGTCTATCCATCATGGTTTGGTCGGCCACACTACATCTTCTAGTGAAGAATAGTTACTGGTTATGTCACGTAGGATTTGGCGATAGGTTACCCAGTTAGCAGGGACAGTTTCACCACGTTCCAAAGCCTTAGTAACTACCCAATCGGTCTCGGCTAGTTTCTGGTCACGAACAGCACGCAATCTACGCATCGGCGCACCAGCAGCAATTTCTTGCCGCTTAGCGATAATTTCTTCTTTTGTAGGAATCGGCGCAGTGTTATTTGGTGAAGGGGTAAGACTATCCCAGTCCACTTCGTTGATGATTAGCCCGTCAGCATTTTTAGCTGCGGACAGGCTGTACTTAAAGTCCGGGGACAACGCCGTAATGGCCCTATTAGTCGCACTAAAAATATCTTCAATCATGGCAAAGCTCCGGATATTTCGTAGACAATCAAAGATGAACGGCTAGTGTTAGTGTTAAACCCACCGTCGTTACCCATCGGGCGGTTGATGTAACAGCCCGCAGAGTTTTCTGCCATTACCCGAACTCGATACCCCAACGTTGTTGATGTAGACGCAGGAGCGTGTATGAGCGTAGCCGTGTACTGTACGGTCTGTTTGTTTTCTAGAACACCTGCACGCACAACAGAGAAGTCACCAAACGAACCTCTGTTACCTAGTGTGTTTCCGATAAGAGCGTCAGGACTACTCCAGCTACTGCCATCGTAATACTCAAGACGGGCGTGACCATCATCGTCAGCCGCACCGTTGATTGTTGCAATAACTAAAAACCGAGATGTGTTAGCCGGATTAACCCTAGCAAACGTAGTTTCTAACGTAGTAAACCCGTTTGTATCGTTTGCATAGGTCTGTGCGTCAGTAGTTGTGTACCCGGCGAGGCGATGCCCTGTGTTTAGGGCAACCCAAGGATGCCACCCGCTTGTACCCTGTTTAACACGGTAGTACAAACCAGAAAGTGGCGTGTCACCAAAGTACAGTTGCGCAGCCCGTTCACTGGTAGCATCGCTCTGCGATGTCTTCGGCTGCCCAACCGTAGATAAATACATACCTACGCCGTTGTTATTGTGCGGCGCGTTTGTAGGGGCCAGTGAATAGAAAACACTATTTGCAAACAGATTGGAGTTTAAATCCTGCCCCGTTGCAATATCTCCTGCACTCCTAAGTACAAAATTATTTGCGGAGTCTCTTGCTATTCTTCGCATTAGGAAATCTCCTCATAAGAGCATACAGCTTCTAAGTCCCCCGCCGCAGATGCAGTTAACCGAAGCGTATCACCTTCTTCAAGGTAGAACGCCTTAGTAAGAACATCCAAGGAATCACTGGCGTTAACTGTGATAGTGCTCAATAGGCGATACGCAGTACTAGAGCGGAACAAATCAACGGTAATACTTGCCGCGTTCGCACCATCTACGTTAGATACATAAAGCGCATTGACTTTAAACACCTTACCACTGCCGCTTGAGTTGGTAACGATTGCGGTTGCGGATGTACCGACAGCTTGCACCGCCGTTTTACCTGTGATGGTTGCTACGTTTACGATGTTTGGGGCTGCCATGTTTTATCCTCCGAATACGATTGCCATTGCAATCGCTTTACCTGTTGATGCCTTGTCGGCAAATTCTGCGAACAGTGCTGCAACTGGACGCAACTCAAATCTATCATTCGTGCTGTATGCGCGGGCTGTCGTGTTGTCTTGCGCACGCACAACCGTCATGGTGTCAGTGCTTCTTGCTGTGACCTTAATGATTTCCAGATTGTTGGTTGTATCAATCAAGGTGGCGTAGAAGTAGTCACCAGCAGCCAGCGTAGGGAAACGAGAGCCTTGCCCTGCCGAGAGAACAATAGTCGTTGCGCTGCTATTGATACCAGCGTTCAGTGTGCCAAAGGCGTTGTTGGTGACTTTTAATCCCATGTTTATGCTCCTGCCTTCAATGCAGCTACTTCAGTCTTCAAAGTTTCAATCTGCTGCTGTTGTTCTTTGACAGCTTCAAGTAACACCGCCGTAATAGAACCATAGTCCAAACCGAAAGCATCACACCAACCATTTTCTTTTGGCTCCATAGGGTGTTCAACAGTGGCTTCCGGTATTACGGCTTGCATATCTTGTGCAATAAACCCAAATTTACGCCCACCCGCATCAGACATATGCGTTTGAATATCTAAGTTAGAGTTCACAAGGTAGTAAGAAACTCCTTGTAATTGCTTAACAGTATCTAACGCGTTACTAATGTTTTGAATCTGTGTTTTTTTGCGGCGGTCGGAAGATGTAATTGTTCCATCAACTTGGAGGTTACAAGAAAAATCAGCCCCAGCGGAAGAAGGATAGCTTGCGTAGGTTGCATTTGTCCCGTGGATACGGAGCGTTCCTTGATTGGTGTTGCCGGGGCCGTTAGTCGAAACAACAGTAATCGACGGATTGTCTGACCAGCCACGGTCAATCCAAATACCAGCATTGCTAAAACCAACACCAATACCTGTTGTACCACCAGCAGTAGTTCCGGTTCTACCATCGTAATGCACAAGGGCTGTACTACCAGTCCTATCATAAAGCCCGAACCTCCCCCCAACAAACGCTCCGCCAGACCCCCCAGAAATCCATTCCCACTGCCTACCATTAGTAGACTGACAGGATATTGAAAGCCCAGTCTCGCCGTTTGCATCGGCGATTTGAAATTTCTGATTGTTCGCGTAAGTGCCACCGCCAAGTTTCATCTCTGGAACAATAACAGTTCCAGTAAAAGTATCACCTGCTTTATTTGCGGGAGTGTACCCTAGGTTAGATAACGCAGCACCAGAGGCCATCTTAGCCGCAGTTACCGCTCCGTTGTCAATAGTCCACGTTGCACCGGAAGCACTAACAGTAATATCACCTTTGTCTCCGTCCGTCACACCTGCGGCTTCTAGAAAAGTTGCCGCAGTAATTCTGATTTCGATACGGTCACCAGTGTTGTACGCACGAGCCGTAGTAGACTCTTGCGCACGTACAATTGTCAGTACGTCAGTTGAACGGGCAGTACACTTTACGATTTCCAAATTATTGGATGTATCCACTAAAGTGGCGTAAAAGTAATCGCCAGCGGACAACGTAGGGAAGCGTGCACCCTGCCCAGTAGTCAACGTAATGCTAGTCGCAGACGAGTTAATCCCCGCTGCAAGTGTGCCAAACGCGTTGTTTGTGAGTTTAAGGGGCATCTCCCTACTCCTTAGTTAACGGTCACAGTCCAAGTAATACCGAGTGTATCGGCTGCGCCCTTGTTAATGACTGAAAATACCGTACGGCAAAGCAGCGTGCCAGAACTAGAGGCATTGAACAGACCCGCCTCAGTAACAGCACCAGTGCCAGTACCTGCTGGAAATGTCGCAACATACGCCACGTTGTTGGTCGTTACAGTAGTCGAAGTCAAAGACACACGACCAAGTTCAGTACCTAGTGTCGTATCGCCTACAGCAGCAGCCGTAGTGCCAGAGCCAACAGCCATGTGTGTCATGGCAGTGTCAGTTGTGTCCTTCATGCGAGACGCAATAAAGTTCTTACCTACAGTCACAACAAGGTTTTTTACCTCTTGTTCGTGTTTGATTTGGCCGTTCTCGTCCTTGAGGACAATCTTCAGGTCTCCAGTCATTTTGATAGTATCGTGAAGCATGATAACTCCTTAGTTAAGTTGGTTCTCGTTGAGTCCGTAACCAGCAAACATGTAGCTGTACGACTCCGTGCGGATGGTATATACGATACCAGCATTGGGGTCAGTTGTCAGCACAAACTCGCCGTTTACGAGCGGTTGATGGATTAGATGTGCGTTCAGTACCCCCGGTACAGGGAAGTAGGTGAACTTGTCATCTGAGATAAATGCCCAGTCGAACAACGGTGTAGTGATACCCGGAATCAACAGAACGCTTATCGAGTCAGCCATCGTAGCAGCATCAGTCAATGCTTTCGTGACGGCAAACACATTGATAGCGTCTGAACCAGTTACGGAGTCAGTCGCTACCTTGGTAGTAGAAGTAACCAGTACGTCAGTAGCCCCAATCGTAGCGTCGGTCAGAACCTTCACAGAGCTTCGAGTTGCTACATCCTCTGCTGTCACGGCGTCTGCACGGGCTGTCTCAAAAGACTTAGCCATTGCGTCTGCCATAGTCGCAGAATCCGTTACGTTAGGACGGGTGAAATCTTTTGCTGCTGCATCAGAGGCAGTCGCCGTGTCAGTGATGTTGGGGCGGGTAAATGACTTTGCCATTACCTCAGACATCGTTACTGGGTCTGGGTCAGCGTCCGCGTCAACAATATCAAAGTCAAAGTTGTAACCCGGAGTCTTAGCGATGAAGTCAGTCATCGTGACCGCATCGGTCAATACCTTGGCAACCGCAAATGTGTTTACGGCGTCCGTTGCAGTAGCTGCGTCGCTAGGGTTTGTACCTATATTGAATGGCCCAAATGTATCCGCAGCCGCCACCGAGTCGGTCTTACCCAACCCCGGCGAACGGAAGGAGGTATCCGCCGTAGTCACTGAGTCAGCAACATTGGGTCGAGTAAGTTCTTTGGTTAGTGCTTCGACAGGCGTCACACTATCAACAACAACTTTAACTGTGTTGAATGTGTTGATGGCGTCTGTCGCTGTAGCAGCATCAGTCAAAGCCTTACCAACATGTTTGGTATTGATAGCATCCGCTACGGCTGCTGTATCGGTAAGGGGTTTCCCTATAGTCTTAGCGTTTACGTCTGTCGCTGCGGCAGCATCTGTAAGGACTTTCCCTACGTTCTTTACATCTACATCTGCTACGGTAATAGGGTCTGGGTCGGCGTCAGGGTCAGTCGGGTCAAAGTCGATATTGCCGTAGAACATGCGATTGATTGCATCCGTCGCAATAACTTCATCAGTCAATACCTTAGCAAACGACAACGCCACGTCGTCGGTAGCTGTCGCTATGTCAATCGTGACTTGCCCAATCGAAATCTGTGGAAAGTCAGAAATGTTGATTGTTTGGTTTTCTAACGTAACAGTCGGAACAACAAACGCAGACACAGTAATCTGTGGAGCAACATATTGGGTGGCAGAAATACTACGAGTGCTAACAGCAGCAGATACCGTCGAAGCAGCTACTGCTGCCGACAGAACGGTAGTTGCAACAGCAGCGGCTCGTATATTTGCCATTAGAAGTTCTCTCTAACCGTGAACCGCAGAGTGTCGTACACAGTCTGTACTTGTCCACTAAAGTTAATTGTAATCTCACCCTCATACATGCCGGGGTCTACGTCAAGTACCCCATTTAGAAAGTCAAACTGCACCTGCCCGGTTGTTCCACCACTGAGCTTTGAGCAAGGAATAGTAGACAGTAGTGTCGTAGTGCCAGCTTCCCGGAACTTAACAACAACGGTAGTTGTACCAAGGGACAAATCAATAGGCGAACCAGTTACATCATCGGTCAACGTCAGAACGATGACTGGTCTCTCGTCGCCTTTTACTAAACGAATGACATCAGCAGCCATAGTGTCCTCACGCGAAAGGGCGCATCTGAACAGACATCGAGGCTCGTGCCGCACCGATGTTCGCTCTTGCTCTGCGCTCAGTTATTTTAGAAAGATATTGCTTGGCATGGTACGTAGCCAACTCACGGTCACTCCAGTTTTTGTTGGGCATGACAAGAAGATGCTGCAACGCACCGTGCATGATGACGTTCTCTAGGTCATCAAAGATGGTCTTGTCCATACCAGTCGAGGTACGTAAAGGCTTGAGAACCGCAATCATCTTAAGGTCATAAGCCTTGGTGTCGTCTGGCAATGGGGCAAGAACAAAGTTATCTGGGTCAAGCTGGCAAATGAACCGAGGGTCTGAGCGTTGGTCAGGGTCAAGGTCAGGCCAGTTGGGGTACTTCATATACAACTGCTCAAGAGTCAGAGGCTCAAGTGGTGAGCCATTGACAGCAGCAGTGATAAAAGCGTGTACCTCAGTCTGCAACGGGTTGTTGTAGGGGTACTCATACACCCCGGGGGTCAAGCGAATGGAAGGCTGCTCGTAGCGCCATGCAAGCGTACGCTCGCAAGTCTCAATCGCTGAATCACGAATATGTTGCTCTAAGATTGGCTGAGGGCAGCCCGGCACACTTGCCGCAAGGCGTGTAGCCAACGAGAGAAATGTGCGAGTACTCATGATGCGATTACCTGTTCATTAGGTAGACCCGCTTCTTCCGTGTCGGTCAGCGACCTAGCCTGTGCACTTACACCCAACGCTTGAGTAAAGGACTGCTGGAACAACTGGGCACGGTTAGAGTTCACATGCTCGTTGTCAACCGACTCAGCCAAGAACACAGTACCGTCAACCACAACGGGGAAGAACGCATCAGGCAGTAACTCTACTGTCTGACTACCAGTGTAATTGGGAGGGGTCTGTGCATATTCCCCGATAAGGACTTGTCCTGCGGGGGCTTTGGGGTAGATGAAGAACTTGTTGGGGTTGCGCACATGGCGCATCCAGTTAACAGCCGCAGCAGCGGTGTCGTTCATCCAGCCGGGGTATGTTTGGTCAAGCGAATTACGGTCAACCTCGGTTACACCCGCACCGTCTTTGACTTGGAAAATCTCGATGATGCGAAGGGAATCCGACGGAGGGGACTGAATGACAGTCCCAGCCGTGCAAGGAATCTCCCCGATATAGGCAAAGAGGTCAGGACGCAATACAGACATACGCTTCAGCGTTTGATTGGCAAAGCCCAACAACACCGCATCACTGTAGCGTTGCGGTGCGCTGATGTCTTGTATAAGGCGGCGGGCCTCTGTGACTACATCATTGAGTATCATTCGGGTAATCCCCTAGACGCTTCTGCGTTAAGTTCTGCATTGACAACAGGAGGCTCAACTGGAATTTCTTCCACAGGAGTTTCCAACTTCAGACCTGTCTTACGACCAGTTTGCTTCTTCGGAATGAACTTCTCAGGGAAGGCTTCTTCTTCAGTTACTTCCTCGACCATTGGGTTTTCAGCCAATAGCTCAGTGTAATCGTAAATGAAACCGTCTTTCTTGTTTCGCAGGTAACGTGCCATGCAACTCTCCTTACTTTTTTGCTGCTCTCATATTATCGACCAAGTTGGGGTATTTACGCCCCGCTTTCTTAGCCGCCGCTTTCGCCTTCGCTTTCTGCTCTGGCGTCAAAGGCTTCGATTTACCGAGTCCTTTAGGTCTTGGTTTGTCCCAAACTTCTTTCACCATTTCACCTTGTCCGCCCAGTATGCCGCAGACATTTTGCCTTTGGCAATGTTTTTCGCATGGCGGGCTTTAAATGATTTCTGACGAGCCGTCGCCTCTTTGTCGCCACTCACGCCCTGCTGCCCAAAGCGAATTGTCTTTACTTCAGTGCCGGACTTTGCCACAACAACATGGCTTTTAGTCGGATGCCCCGGAGTACGTTTAGGCTGGTTGTAACCAGATACCCCAGCCCGCTCTAGTCGAGAGTCTTTGGTAGCCATCACACCTCCTCGTAAATAACAGTTACAGTCGTATCGACTGCGGTAAACACAACGTAAATTCCATCATCGAACAAGATGCCGGGGTCTACAAACGGTATGCTGTCTGTGCCTTTACCATACACATCAAACTGATAGTGCACTTCTCCGCCAGTGGGGGCAGTTGTTCGGTCATAAAACTCAATCGCAGTATCGCTAGAGTTAGGATGGAACACAATTAGTTGCTTAAACAAAGCACGCTTACCAGTCACAAGACCAGATGCGGTCAGTTGTTTTGCTTTTAGATTCATCATATTCCCCTAGAAGAAGGGGGCCGAAGCCCCCATTCTTTATGCGCAGTCTTGTACCAAAGCCCAGATGCGAACCTTAGCAGCGTCAACGCTGGCAGAGTTCAACAAGAGGTCGATAGTGTCAGCAGCACTGTAGTACTTACCATTGGTGTAGCCAGCAACCGTGTTCGGTGCAGCTTCAGCCAAAGTAAGCGCCATAGCGCCAGACGCTACGCTGTTCAAGCTGATGTCATTCAAATAACCGTCAGTGTCAGAACCGTCACCCAAGTCGAAAGTTGCAGTAGCACCTTCGGCAGTAGTAACGTCGTAACCAACGCGCATCACCAGCGTCTTAGCTGGGATAGGCATGATTTCAATAACATCGCCAGATGCCAATGCAGCAGCACCAGCAGCAGCGCGAGCAGCAGCAATCGCAGCAAAGTCAAGAACAACTTCCATACGAGTAACTTTGTTCAAGCCCTCGGCACGGAATCCAGCAGAGCCTTTGTTAAAGCCCAAAGAGTCGGTAATAGTCGCCATTTCAAATCTCCTAAAAAGTTGCAATAGAGGGGCCGAAGCCCCTCATGGTTTATGCCAAAGTAACGATACCTTGAGCCAATGCTTCAGGTTTCACCACTTTGTAGCCATAAACTTGCAAGCCACGGATGACGTTACCGAAAGTAGACTCAGCACGCAAAGACTCCATCTCAGTCATTTGAGAGGCAAAAGTGAAGCCCATCTTGTGACCAGAAATGATGCTGAACTTGCCAGAAGTCACAGACAAGTTGTGGCTCATGTACACAGTAAAGCGGTCAATCATACCCAAGCGACCGTTACGCAACACAGACACGCTGTCGCCAGTCAAAGATGCGTCTTTCAGGTCAGACTTCTTAATCATGCCAGCCATCTTGGCAGGAATAATCAGGAAGCGGTCACCCTCAGGGCAGTTAGCTTCGTCAAGCACAGTGCCCATGTCTACGATGTAGTCAAGCACGTTAGTCTTGGTGATAGCAATTGGAGTACCAGTTGTGCCCAAGTCGATGTTGCCAGTGATACGACCAGCAGTTGCGCCTTTGTTCAAAGCAGAAATGTCTGGAAGAATGTCTGTCAGAACGCGTTGGTCAATCTTAATCTTCATACGCTCAGAAGCGTCTTTAGACCAAGTGTCCATCATGTTCACGTCAGACTGAACCTTGTCCACGTCGTCTTCGATACAAGCGAAGTACTCGCCTTTGTCGATAACCAACTGAATCTTTGGCTTATCAGGATTCTCAACGCTCAGGGTTTGGCCCTTAACGTAAGTCTTGATAGAGATTTCAGGAGTGGTACGGATGTTAACCGTGTCACCCATGCGGCGAATCTCGCCCTCATAGTTGGTGTTAGAAATTGCTGCGAGCACAGTGGCGTCGTAGAAATTCTCAATAAGTTTGCCAGACCAAATCTCTGGAATGAAGTTGCCCGAATAATTCGGACGACCAGCAGCTACGGGAAATCCCATGATATTACTCCTCTAATCAAGCGTTTACAGTTATGCGATTTTCTCGCTGTGCAGCGAAAATATCGCGTTCAATGCGGTCACGCTCTGCTTCGCGCCCTTTGTACTTACCTTGACGAACATCGTTGAAGAAGGTTTTGATGTCATCAGGGCTGTAGGTCTTGGCGTTTGTTCCTGTTGGGTTACCTGTGCTGCGCCCTTTACCGGGGGCAACTTGGCGTTCCAACTCGGAAGCAGACACATTCCGGCGGGTGTTTTGAGCAACATTGGCTTGTCCAGTAATCTCAAGCCAAGACTTAAAGAAACTACCAACTCGACGTACATCGAGGCTGCGCTGTGCATCCTCTAGGATGGTTTGACGACTGATACCCGACATTGGGTCAAACTCAAGAAGCCATGATTGGAACTCTGGGTCTTCGTTGATGTCTTTCCAGTTAGGGATGGCAGTAGCCAATTCCGACCAGAATTGCTGTTCGACAGTCATAGCCTGACGTTGTGCGAGGTTGTGAACCTGTGGCACGACGTTAACCTGCAACTGCTGAAGCATCCGCTCAATCTGCACAAGTTTCTGAGCAACAGGGATTAACTCCTCACGCGACACTTTACGCATCACGTCAAGCGATTCTCCATATTCCTCAACATCTTTCTCGGTAACAAGTGGGTCAACTTGCGTTTGCGCCATGTTACGTGCGGAAGACTGTTGTGCTGAGATGGTTGCCAGCAACTGCTCCATCTGCTGCAAACGACCTGAGAGTTCTTTGTTCTGGCTATGCAGACGTGGAACTTCGGCGTTGTACATGCCTTGGAGAGTACGGTATTTTTGGTTGAGATTTTCTTCTGAGCCTTTTTCTTCACCACTTGCGTGCTCAGCGCCGGGTGATTGAGTAGCACCGTTCGTGTCAGCGTTCGCGTCGGCGGTCGGAGTGCTGTTAGCAGCATCTGTTTTGGGCGGAGTTCCACCGTCGGCTTGAGGATTTTGTCCCTCGCCATTGGTTCCATCACCATTAAGTTGTGCGTACAGTTCTTGAACTGCCTCGGTCTGTTTACGAATTTGCTCTGGAAGTGCCATAGTGAAACGCTCCTATCGGTATGCGTGGATTAGACGGCGAGTCATATCATTGAGACTTTGCCGCTAGTTCAGGGGACTCTTTGGCGAGCTTGTAAATCTCGCCCAAAACTTGGCATCGCCCCTGCATCAATGCCGCGTTGTTTATCGCAGATGGTAGCTGCTCTAGCTCATGCGTACGCCATGCCTTCAACCAGTCCAGAATCTCTGGATGCTGACGCACAGCGATAGAAAGAGCCTTTACAACTGATGGGTCAGGACGTATCACGGCTGACCTCCACTACGATTCATGACTGTATTCGATTCCATTCCACCTTTGGGTGCTCCATCAGGTTGGAGTGCTGCTCCAGCGGGCTGCTGTGCAGCCTGTTGTGCTTGAGCTTGCTCCGCAGCCGCTGCTACGCGGGTCTGATAAGCGAGTTTGTCCCGAGATGGAATAAGTTCGTCCACAGGCATTTGCAACCCTTTAGCCACTTCACGAAGAATCGCGGCGCGGCCATCCCGACCCATAATCGACATGTCGATTTCATTGGCGGTTGCGTTGAGGAATTCGATGCGGCGCACGTTGACAGTCTCTTTGACAGCCAAGTTAACTGCGCCACGGGCCACGACTTGAACGTCGCCCTTGATAGATTCGTCCTCGTCATAGCGCATGTTGTACACGAACTGACGTTGGACAATGGGCTTAATCACATCACCGTCGATGTGACCAACCACCTGACGGATGCCTTTACCAGCAGCACCCATCAACATAGAAAGACCAGACGACGTGCGGCCTGCGCCTTGCACATCGGTGTTGCCGTACAGGTAGGCAGGGATACCAGAGTGGTCATCTGCCAGACGAGCAAACTTATCGTACACAGCTACCAACGTGTTGGCATTGTCTTCAGGCTGTGTAAAGCGTACAGCAGGTGCACTCGAACCCACAGGGTCGTTGGTCACTTGCCAAATCTTCCAAGGTGACATCTGTGTGATGTCCTCGTTCGGAGGAATACGCTCTAGGTTCACTTCGACCTGAGGGCCAGAAGCGATACCCATGTTGTTCACGAGAGCACGAGCCGCTGCGTTACAGACGTTCTGAATGTCTTCGATGATTTCAGGGATACCCTTACCCCAGAAAGCGCCGGGGCACTTGATGAACGAAGTCTTGCAGTAAGGCTTCTGACCCAGTGGGTCATAGTTCAACACAGCCTTGATGACGTAGTTACCAATCATCCAGACGTTGGCGTCATACTCTTGGGCTTCATCAGGAACTTCTTCCTCAGTCAGACCCCACTCACGAAGCATTTTGCCGGAGACCTTACCCCAGAACTCAAGTGCGTCGAACACATCGGTCGGACGCATGTACGAGTAGAACTTGCGCTCCTCCTCGTTCTTGATGAGTTCCACGTCTTCGTTAATCCAAGATGGGCCAGAGCCTTCATCTAAGATACGACGAATAGCATCCTCGTCATAGCCCGGCACACCAATAAGGTCTGACAGGTCTGAACGAGAAAGCGGGTGATGCTCGAACAAGTAACCTTCTTCAATGCGAGTAATGCCCGGCTCAGGATAAATACGGAACGGGTCAACACGCTCAAACTCAGGAGCGAGACGCTCAGTTGGTTCAACAGTCGTACGACCTGCAACCATCTTCCAGCCGAGAGTACGCTGACGACGAACAATCGGGCCTTTGATGAAGGCCGCAGGGAAAGTCACGAGGTCAGTGATGAAGTCGTTGAACGAATCAGACCAACCACCTTGGGCAAACTGGTCTTCAATCTTCAACTTCATTTTGTCGGCACGGTTCTGTGCGTCTTGCAAAATCTTGAAGCGATAGTCTTGCGAGACCATCTCTTTAATCTGTGCCATCTCCTCTTTGGTAGGAGCTTTCTGATTCTCTTGCAACATCGTCAACACTTCGCTTGCGAAGATGTCTTGAATCTCACGACGGTCGTTGGGAGACAAATCAGGAATCGGGGTGGGCACAATATCCCACGGTGGAGTACCGCTATCGAGCAAGATGTCACGTAGCCAAGATTCCGCTGCGCGGCACTTGACTTCAGTAATCATCATGTAAATCTCTGAGCCGCCTTGCGCTTTAATCTGCTGCAACTTGTCAGGCTCATACTGTCCGTTACGCTGACGTAGCGCACGCAACATCTCATCTTCAATAGGCTTCTTGGCAATCTTCGCCACATCCCAGCACATACGAATATGCTGCGACAGACCCAACACCATTGGTTGGTTCTGACGTTCCTGCAAAGCCTGCGCCGCTGCTTCCTCGTCTTGTTTGTCGAGTTCAGCGTTAGAGACTACACGGAGGAAAGTTAGGCCAGCCATTGATACCTCGGTTATTTCTTCTTGCGTTGTTTAGCGTATTCGAGCATATCGCTCGCGTACAACAGTGTACTCTTAGGCGTCAACATTGTCGCGGTCTTTACGAGCGAGTCCATTGTAAGGCTAGTTGGAGAAGGCTTTGGTATCGCAGCTTTCTCAGATGCTTTTGGTAGTGCAATCTGCACTGCTTTCTGCGTTAGTGCAGGTACTTTGGTGTAGATGGGGTCAGACTTTGTTTCACCGGGAAGCACGTTACCAGTGCGAATCGCAGCATTTGCCATACGGCGGTTGTATGCGTTCCAACGGTCAGTGCTGAGCTTTTCAGCTTCAGCTTTAAATTCTTCGCCGTAGTACTTCACATCTGTCGGCTTAGCAATCTCAGGCATTGCCGTAGTTTTTGCAGCTTCACCGTAACCAACGGTAGGAGCTTTCGCAAATTCCTCCATCGTGGTGTCGTATGCGTCGTACTCTAAACCTGTTTTTGCTGCGGAAGGTGCAGGAGTCGCGGGGCGTGGAAGCTGAACACTACGACCTTGAACACCTTGTGGGGGTACTCTAACATTGACTATACCTTCCCGCACGATACCGCCGTCCTTGTACCCCTTCACAGGAGTAGACGTAGCCCCCATCTTCGGATTACTGTTGCTGTAGGATAGAACTTTTGCCATTTAGTCCTCCTCAGTATCAGGGCGTTTGTTTGTCTTGTACTCTTGGACTTCCATGATGTCCTTAATAGTCATCACAGGTGGTTTCCACTCAAGAGGTTCATACTGCTTAGGCTTACCAGCAAGGCCACTGTTGTCCATCTTCTCGTTGTCCGAAAAGATTTTTGAAGTCTTCGTAACCTTAACTTTTGCCATTACAGCCTCCTGATTCGCAACCTACCACATATTGTAGGTTGCACATGACAGGAAGTATACACATACTCAAAAATAAAGTGCAAGCGAAAAAAATCCCCCGGAGCGAACTCGACGGGGGTAAGTCCCTTGGAGGGGAGGTGACAACTGCCTGCTTGCAGTACCACCATCATATCAAGTCCACCCCGCAGATGCAACAGGGCGAATGTCGCGCCGCTGCGGCATGTGATGTCCTTCACCTACCGAGGCAATGTGCAGCATCAGATACTGCAACGCTTCAGCTACGTGTGAATGTTTGTTCTTGTCGATGTCGCCGTCACCCTTGGGTTTGTACCTATACCCGCCCATCATGGCAGCCTTAAGCTGTGTGCACCCGGGGTCAAGTAAGAACGCTGGGTCGCCGTCAACTTGGCGCATGAGATAGTCGTCTACCGCATTGAGTCGGGCTGACACGTTGTTGGTCTTGGCAGGGATGACCTTCAATCCCTCAGCCTTGATGATGTCAACCGCACTGCGCTCGTCAGTCTGCGCCCGCTGCACACCCGCAGGGTCAACGACCACTAGGATGGGTGCACCACCGAACCGCTCATAAATCATGGGCTTGAGCATGGTGCGCACGAAACGCTGGATACCCATGTCAAACGATACACACTCACCAAGTATCAGCGCCCGACCTCGGGGGTCTTGCTGTCCGATGACTGCGGCGGGGGTGAGTCCCAAGTCCATGCCGATGACAATAGGGCGCACACCGTTGTTGATGTGGCGGAGCTTTTGCTTGCCCATGTGGTAGTCCGGTCTGAAGTATTTGTAGACGGGCATACCAGCAGACGACAAACCGTACTCGCCGTCGATGTAGACACGGATGTATTCTTCCGAGCGACCTTGGGTATCGTAGTAGCCATCGGGTAAGTTCTCCACGTTTTCGGCATACACGCTTCGACCGGACGGTTGCTTGAACACATCCCAGCCGTTGTCGTTGGCAGACACACCATCTTTAGGGTCAAGCCCTTCCATCTGGTAGTACCACCACGTATCCATAGTCGGTGGGTTGGTATCGCCCCACATCCCATGCCACGTTGGGCCACCGTCTTTGGCAGACGGGAATCGCCCAATACGCTTAGACATCGCATCCACAATGTCGGGGTGAATATCTCGGCACTCGTTAAACCAAGCAAATGTCAATTCCAAGGAGTTCAAGTTGGCTACGTCATCCGCATCGTCAAGGGCACGGAACATAATCTCGCACTCGACATCCCCCACTTTGAAGAAGTAAGTTTTGGTGGTGCGCATGTACTGACCGCACTGCCCCGGTGGAAACCAGTCCAAGAATGTTTTGATGGTCGTATCCTGCAACTGCCGTGCAGTCTCACGCACAATCGCCGCCCGTGTCCGGCGTATCCCTTGAGCGTTGGGCACTTGCATACTGGCCCTGCGGATAATCTCGAACGATGACGTGACCGACTTACCCGAGCCGACTGGCCCCATCAGTACTCGCATCTTGGCGTCGGACGCCATGAATTTCTTACCCGTTGGGGGCGGTGTGTAGTTAACGTCAAGTGCCACTGTGTACCTCCACTAGCAACACAAGGTAGCTATTACCCTTGCGTTTGTGTTTGATGATTTTGGTTTTGTACGACAGACTCAGCCACTTGAGGTTGGTCTCCATGTTGTGGGCTTCGCTGGCGGAGGCAAACCTTGCCGCCCGCATACCCTCATACGTCTCTGTAAAGTGGTATTCAATCGCCGATGGCAGTGACATCTGTGGCCTCAATTACATCAGCTTCAATCGTACGGGCATCTTTCGGGTCTGGCCCCAAGTTGATGGTGATGCGCACTCCACCAGTCCCACCTTCAGTACCCACTTCAGTCTTCGGCTCTAAGCCACCCCACTTGACCGTGGATTTAATCAGGTCAGCTTTTACTGCGGGGGATACGGCTGGGTCGTGAATCAACATCCAAGAAGTTGTCAGGAGTTCTTCCGCTTGGGCACGGGCCTTGAGCTTGAACGTCAGGCCCTTCTCTTGAATCTCGCCGCGATAATGCTCGACCTTCTTCAAGAACACCGGGTCGGCGTTGAAGTTGATAATGTCAGATGCGGCTATCTTGTGACGTGTTATGACCTCTTGCAAGGTCTCGCCGCTACCCTCTAGTGTGAGGGCAATGTCGAACGCCAGCCTATCTGACCACTTGGTGTGGTGTAGTGGTAGGGTATCCATGTCCGAAATATAACACAGCAACTTACTTGGGTGTCAACAGATTTGGCGATTGAGCTAACTTTACACGTTCCTTTTTTTGGGTCTTGGTTTAAGCGGTTTACCTATATAGGGGCGGGGTGCAAAAACGCAATCCATGTACCCCCCCGTCTGACTCCAGCCAAAGCAAGCCACAAAGCAAAAAAGAACCGCGCCCAAGCCTTGATTTCAGGCGTATTTGACATTTCTGTAAAGTTTAGGCAATCTGAATTTGTCGATGCAATTCGCACCGACCCGCCGAAAGCGGAATGTTCTTTAACCTTGTTAGGAGTTATACCATGAGTGAACGCACTCCGACCGCTAAGCGGTCAATCGCCCCCGTCACTGTGACGGTTGAAATCACAGCTACTCGTATCAACGAGAACGGGACACTAAGCGGGATAACCGCCAAAGTGGTAAAGCAAAGCGTCAAGGGTAACGAGTTTAAAACCTCAGTACCCCCAATGGCAGGCGGTGCAATCTACCTGAAAGCCCTGAGCTTAGACGGATTGCAGATACTGTCAGACGACGAGCCAAAGGCGACAGCCGTAAAGCGTAAGTTGTTCTAACCCCAAGCCCGACTGGTGACAGCAGTCGGGTTTCTTTTAAAACCATGAGGAGAAATCCAATGAAGGTACGTAAAGCAGAGTTACACAAGTTCTGTGTCAAGTGGATAGAAGGCGATTCAATCTACTTTCGCTGGTTCAAGCGGGACAAACAAGCCCTACAGTTCCAACAAGAGTTGATTGACGACGGAATCCCGATGCAGGATGTACGGATAACGATGAAGTAAACCAAGCAGGGGAGAAATCCCCTGCCTTACAGGAGATATACATGGAAAAGTTCTGCGAGAAACACCCCGAAGTAGCCGCCATCATCATTGCACCAGTACTTTACGTGCTGTTGTGGCTGTCAATGGCACTGTTCTAACCCCAAGCCCACCGAAAGGTGGGTTTTTTTGTACCTAAAACTTTACATTTTATGTATATTATATATAAACCATACGCCGGGGGGTGCAGCCATGACAAGTTTAGCGTGTAATGTAAAGTAATATAGGGGCATAACAGCTTAATCCATGAACAATCTAAGACATTTACCCCATTTAGATTGTTGTAAGGTTTAACTTGACACGTTGGAAGCCAGTGTTTATGCGGGTCTTAGCCATCTAGTAGTAGAGTTAATCTAAATAATCTAAATAATCTATCTGATTTACACATACGCCCTTTCATCTAGGGTCAAGACTGTAAAGTTAAGGAAGGCGGGTACATGTTGTTGCGTGTTGTCACCATAACCTTACAAGATTTTTTAGATTAGTTAGATTATTCCGCTGTAAGTTGTTGATTTCATTAAACATTCCTAACAATCTAAGTTTTGTATTTGACAGTTGTCTTTGTATCTGTTACTCGCGGTGATGGATTATGGCATGACCTTGTAAAATTACACAACTCAGCCGACCCTCCGAAGTTAGCGGTCACTCACCCGCCAAGCCTTGCCCAGCCTGTGTTTGCGTTTTTCGCCGAGCGTGGCAATCTAGTCCTGACCCCAGCAATACCGCTGTGGTGTCAAAGATGTAATGTAAACTTAATCAACTTCAGGAGTAATACAATGCAAGCAACTGTGAAGAAGTCCATCAAGCCAGTAACATTCACCATTACTGTGGTAGCCAAGAAGGTCAACGAGAACGGTACGTTTTCTGCCTTTGAGGTACAGAGCGTTAAGGGTAGTGTAAAGAACAACACCTTTAAGGTAGTAGCCCCACCACAAGCAGGTGGTGCACTGTACATCAAGTGCGAAACATTGGAAGGTATGGAAGTGTTGCAAGAAGGTGCAACATCCAATGCACCTAAAGCCAAGTTGTTCTAACTTGACACACCAAGGCAGAGGTAACCCCTCTGCCCTTTCTACAACTTATTGGAGGATGATATGAACCAATCAGACCTTGTAGGCTTACCTCGTGTAGCCAACACCAAATGCAGACCTTACGTTGAGAAGCGTGAACCCTTCAAGGGGAGTAACCTCTATGGCATCTACTCATTGGTGGATGCAGACCATGAAGTTTACACCGTGTACTCTTACGATACACACCACCCTTTGTACATCTACACCGAGGGGATGTGGTTTGAGAACGAGGACAAGTACAGTCCATCAACGTCTAAGCATCTAACCCAAGCAAGACCGATGGGTGTACGCCCTATCCTACTGTCAACACGGTGGATGCAACGTCTTGCTAACAACGGCTATCAGTCCATAGCCAAAGAGCGCATCTTAACCACCGAACCTATGGAGGCTTAATGGAAGACTATCACTTGCCCATCTGTACACACTGCTATGCAGTGAGGGTAGAACCTCAGCGCCGTAACATGACACGACCAACGTGCCTGCGGTGTGGTGAGGAAGTAGCCAAGCAACGTAAGTTTACAGTGGCTTGCAACAACAAGCAGGGGTATGAGCTTATCACCGACCCCAACCATCTCAAACAACTTAACCCCAAGAGGACAACATGAACCGCTTTAAACGATACATCTTATGGATGCTCTACGGCTTAATCATGGGTGGCTTAGCCGCCTACTTGATGTCATGAGTAGCATCAAACGAATCCTTCGATGGCTGTTCACTGCCGCAGTGATGGTGCTCTTTTGTACCTTCATGGCAGTGTTAGCCATCGAGTGGATGGCAGGGTGTGGCGAAAGCTATACCGATGCCAAAGGCAAGATGCACTTGAACGAGTGTGTATTTATCAACTTTCCCCCTAAGGAGTAAACCATGAAGCGACTATTCGCAATCCGTGATAGCCGTGGACAACTTGTCCGCAATGAAGATAAGCAACCGATGTACTTCGCTGACAAGCAATCGGCACGAACATACCGCAGTAAGTTGACACAAGAAACTGGTGTGTACTTCGTGACATACGGCGTTGACCATAAACTTTACAAAGGACAATAAGATGCGAGCCTCACTACTTAAAGACACTATCCGTTCCACCTTCCCCATTCAACGTACACTCTGTATCGAGGGTAGCCCCGGTGGCGGTAAGACAACCATCGTGCATCAAGTTGCCAAAGAACTTGACGTGCCAGTGGTGGAACGACACATGCCGACCATGCTTGTCGAGGACTTCGGTATCCTGTTTCCCAAAGAGGGCAACGGGCTTGAGTACAAACTGCCCGACTGGTTTCCAGTCAAAGGCAAAGCACCTCTCCTTT